TGCCGCATTTATCACGTTTTACAATTATATAATTTCAGCATTGTCGCTTATATGTCGCACATATGTCTATTATGTGTCGCTATAAGTGATTTTTTTTATGCAAAAATGTAACTAGAAAGAGAGGTAATGCGAATGTTTTCTGATGAAGTTAGAGAAAAAATCTTAAGCAAAGAAGAATTACAAAAACTTGACTTAGTGACATTATCTCTTGCTATCCACGCAATCGAGGAAGTTTTAGAGGAGGCAGACAATGAACAATCCTTATCAAGCAATGCCTATGATGAATAATTCTTATATGCAATCTCAAAATCCGTATATGGATAGAATGAACTTTTTGCAAAATTATCAGCAGAGCTTGCAACAGCCAGTGGCAGAGACACAAATGTCCTTAACAAATCAACAGGCTATGCCCCAGCAGATAGCAGGCATTAACGGAAGAATAGTACAGACAGTTGAAAATATTAATGCAAATGAAGTGCCTATGGATGGCTCAATGGCATTTTTCCCAAAACAGGATATGTCGGAGATTTATGTCAAGGGTTGGAATGCTAACGGAACTATTAATACGATTGTGTATAAGCCTTATACAGAGCCAGGCGGAAGCAATGCTGGCAATCCGACAGCCGACATAGAAAACGCTAAATTTACCCTATCAGACGAAAGCACACAGCTATTTCTGAATAAATTTGAGGAATTATCAGAGAAAATAGGACAGTTAGAAGATAGATTTGATAAATCTTTAGGAACACAGAGAAAAACTTCACGAACTCAAAGCAAAGGCGGTGATGAAGAATGAACCCAATTAACATTTTTCAACAGATGATAGGCAGTAACCCACAACAGTTAGCTCAACAGATGATGAACAATCCAAGAATAGCCAATAATCCACTTGCTAAAAATATGTTCAATATGGCACAAAAAGGCGATGTGCAAGGAATTAAGGAAATCGGAAGGAATATAGCAAAAGAAAAGGGAATTGACTTTGATAGAGCATTTACCGACTTTAAAAATCAATTCCCTAAGTAGCGAACTAGCAATATTCCCAAATGTAACCCTTGCACTTTTTGAACTGGTGCTTACAACACCTATGAATAGATGTTTTTGATACATTGTATTTTAAACATGCATCGGAAATACAGTCGAACTTTTCGATTAATTTTTTATTTGAATCGTAAACTGCTACACCGATAGGACTAGATTTCCTTAACTGTTCAAGTCTGTTTGAAATGTCATTCTTATCAAAAACAAATATTAAGCCATGAGTTGTTATACTATTACCATCACAAGTACTTCGGATTGAACTGATTGGTATTTTGTTTGCCTTTGAGGCTTCAACAACGCTTTCGTACGAATCAAGAAATACTCCATTAAGGTTGTATTTATAAACTTTTCGTTTCCATAAGGCTTTTGAACCGTATTCATTATTATACTTTTTGGTACACCACTCAAGATTTGAAACTATGTTGTTTTGTTTATTTTCGTCTTTGTGGTTTACACATTCATAATTATTAGGATTGGGGATAAAAGCTAAAGCTACAAGCCTATGGACTTTAAACGGATAGTACTTTTGATTTTTTGATAACTTGATACATTTGTATCCACCACGGTTTATAAAGGGTTTCATAATTTTTTCTTTGATATGGGAAACATTACCACGATGGATGATACATCTTGACAAAGATTTTACATTGCCAAGATTACTTACTTGATAAATGCCCTCAAAGTTTGGGATATCTTTCCAAATTTCTTGCATAAAAATAACACCTGTCCTTTCAGTGTGAGATGTCCTATACCAGCTAATGTACGGAAGCTGTTAGGACAAACGGCTTATCAGGAGCTACCCTATCCGTACAAATATATTATAACACATTTTAATTAACTTTGATACTAATTCTTGCAAGATTAAGTATATATAAAATTTAGGAGGTAAAAATTATGTTTAATTCAAATTGCGCAAGCGTACCGCTTGTAGCGAATGTCGACGGAAACAACGGAAGCGGCTTTTTCGGTGACGGCGGTGCATGGTGGATAGTTGTATTTGTATTATTCATTGCTTTTGGCGGCTGGGGCAACGGCTTTGGCGGTTTCGGAGGCAGTGGAAACAACGGAGTAGGAGCGGAAATTCAGAGAGGATTTGATAATTCAGCAGTTATCAGCAAGTTAGATGGCATTTCTAATGGACTTTGTGACGGCTTCTATGCTATGAACAATAGTATGCTCACAGGTTTCAATGGTATTAACACAAATATCATGCAGACCGGATTCGGTATCCAGCAAGCTATTAACGCTGATACAGTCGCTAATATGCAGAATACTAACGCTTTACAGTCACAGATTGCTAACTGTTGCTGTGAGACAAGAGAAGCTATTCAGGGAGTTAATTACAATTTAGCAACTAACACTTGTGCTTTACAGAACACAATGAACAATAATACAAGAGATATTATTGACAGCCAGCAGGCAGGAACTAGAGCAATCCTTGACTTCCTGACAAATGACAAGATTGCAACTTTACAGGCAGAGAATAACGATTTGAGAAGAGCAGCTTCACAGGATAGACAGAATGCGCTTCTGACTACTACAATGGCAGCGCAGACAAATCAGATTATTGACGCAGTAAGACCTACGCCGGTTCCATCGTTCCCAGCTTCTAACCTTTATGGTTATGCATATGGCTGTGGTTGCAATACCGGCTGTAATTGCTAACAACTGAATAATTGAGTATCTTAATTGAGTTTAACTCGATTATGTCTGCTATGCAGTATTACTTATAACCAAAGGGCAGACTACAATGTTTGCCCTTATTTTTATGAAAGAGAGGTAAAAAATAATGGAAATAACAGGAATTGCGTTACAAACAGTTGCCGCCGGAGAAGATGTTGCATTTACAGAAACACCGGTATGCGGTAGTAAGTGTATCGTCCACAGACAGGGAAGCGGAATTATCAAGTTAAGAGGTATTACAAATCAGTGCAAGGCAAGATTTTTAGTATCTTATAGCGGAAACATTCAGATACCTACAGATGGCACAGTTGGAGCTATATCACTTGCCATTGCAGTAGACGGAGAACCTTTACAGTCAACACGAATGATTGTAACACCGGCAGCAGTTGAGAATTTCTTTAATGTATCAGCACAGGCATATGTTGATGTACCTTGTGGCTGTTGCAGTACTGTAGCGGTGCAGAATACATCTACACAGGCTATTGAAGTGCAGAATAGTAACTTAATCGCAGTAAGGGAGGCTTGATATTATGCACAAATGGGCTAAACAGATTATGGAATGTGTCAAGGCTAAGGTTGAAGCAATCGGATTAGATAGCTTTGAGGGGCAGAACCTTGACGATTTAAAGGATTTTACAGAGATAGCTAAGAATATAGCTTGCTTTGACAAGGATTACAGAATTGTTGAAGCTATGGAAAAGTCAGAAGATAATGAGGATATTATGCGTATGCTTGAACAGTACGAAGATTATCCGGACAGAAGATACTATGACCACTACCGCTATGCAAATGGCAGATTCGCCCCTAAAGGCAAGGGAACATATCGTAGAGGATATGAAGAACCACCTTATATGCACATGTACCCAGAAGCAGAGCATATGAGAGATATAGATAGAGATTATGGCAAGATGTATTATACAGAGCCAATGTCTGAAAGTAATTACGACAGAGCAAAGAGAAACTACACAGAAACTAAGGAAATACACAAGAATAACACACCAGAGGACAAGGAATACAAGATGAAGTCACTTGACAGCTATACTAAGGAACTTGCAAGCGATATTACAGGTATGGTGTCTGATATGTCGGCAGAAGAAAAGAACTTACTTAGAACAAAGTTAAGTACTCTTGTATCTAAGATATGATTTTAAGGGCTATGAGTAGCAATATTCATAGCCTGTTTTTGCACAATGATAACTGAATATTGGCTAGTGAAAAAATAATTATAACTTTTGCTTGACAGCTATACGCCATTGACGTATAATACAATCAAGAAATAAAGAAAGGGCTTGAATATCAAGCAAAGGTGAATATTATGAGAAAAGAAGAATTAAAAAACATAAAGAGAGTAAGATTTAATGATTACTCAAACTACGACCCAGAAAAGTGTAACGACGGCGGTAGTTACGGCTTTTGGACCGATTATAACTGCCTTGAAAATGGCAACTGGGAAATCAGTTACGGAACAACAGCAGATATGGAGTTTTGCCCTTGCTGTGGTAGTTTTGGCGACCACTACGACTATGACAAAGAAGAGTATAGTTGTGGTGATTTTGAAACAGTCACTACTGATGAGCTGTTAGAAAAGGTTAACAGTTTTGAAGAAAAGGAGGGTGAGTATATTGAGTTTAAATAACTCACCAATAAAAGAATTAAGGAAACAAACCAAAATGTCGCAACAGCAGTTTGCTAATTATTTTGGACTTCCATTAAGGACTTTGCAAGGTTGGGAACAGGATAGAAGAAAGCCACCAGATTATCTTGTAGAGTTATTAAAAAGAATATGGGAATTAGAAAACCACTAGCCAATATCGGTTAGTGGTTTTTGTTTTATTTAGAAAGGAGCATACAGATGGTTTTTAGCATTAATGGCACAATGTGGCAAGTACAATATGAAAATTCAAATTCAAGTGAATTAAAGCGGTCAGACAACGTTTCCGTGCTAGGTGTAACTGATAGAAATACACATACAATTTATCTGTCAAATGCCTTGCGTGGATTTATGCAACGCAAAGTGCTGATACACGAAGTATGCCACGCAATCTGTATGTCTTATGATGTGTATTTGCCTATCGAACAAGAAGAAATATTGTGTGATTTTGTAGCAACTTATGGAGATGAAGTATTTGACATTGTTGATATGGTGCTTGGAGCAGTTAGGAGAGTGGGATGATGAGTATTGATGAACTGTTAAAGATAATTCAAAAAACTAATCCGACTATAACTAAGGAAATATTAATATATGAGCTTAGTCAATGCCGGTATGCAAGTAAAGCATTGATTTATACAGAAAAATGCTGTCAAAAAATTTCGGGGTAACGCATTTGATACCTCCCCCGGATACATCTTTGATATTCAGAAAAACGATTTTGACAATTCCCAAAATTTGGTGCAGATTTTGCTCAAATCCTACTTAAAAAATTGAAAAAATTTTTTAAAAATTTTAAATGCGCCGTTTCAAATACCCCCGTCATATGCAATTTTGTATTCAAAAATCCGTGAAAAACTTTTCCCAAAATTCGACCTCAATTTTGTTCAGATTTGCCCTGAAAAATTGATGAAAAACTTTAACAGATTAAAGTGCATTATATAAACTTGACCGGCTGCGATTCGTGCTTGTTTTGACTTTGTGACTTTGTGATTTGACCTGTACGGTGGTTTTATTGTGTCGGTGTAGACTTATAAGCCTACAGAACAAAACAGCCTTAAAACGCCTTTGGCAGCGTTGCATAAAATGGGTATAATATGCCCTTGCAAGTCGTGGAAGCTGTCGCCAGTTCTGGAGAATTCAACAGAACGCACGCCGCCCCGGTTGGGTACACTTGTACACCTAAAAAGCCTTATATATAAGCATAGCATTATTGTATTAATTTTTCAAGGTACGCAAAGAAAAGCATATAAATATATACGCTTAGTGCTTGCGGCTGGAATCGAACCAGCCAAACCAGAGCAAGCCAAAAGGGCGCAACCTGTACACTCCCCAAAAGCTAATTCGCTAATTTTGTTTTTATCTGCTTCAAAAACTTTTTATTCATATCACAATCTTTAATTCCTCGCATTTTTAAGACATAGACACTTATGTCTTTATAATACAAATCAACAATTCCTTCTTTGTTGTGCCAGTCGTTTGCATCTCCTTGCCAGCATTTTATTCTGTGCTCTTCTTTTTGCCTTGCGATTTCTACACTTTCGGCAAAATCCTTTTCTATATTTATTTTATCATTCAAAAACCTGTTTATTAAACCCTTAAAGGTTTTTAAATCTGATTTATATATATAAATTATATATAATTTTCTATAAATTTCTTTGCTTCTCTCGGTAAGCAATATATCTTTTTCTTTTTCTGCTTTAATCTGTTCTAACTCTGCCGCAGTTCTTCTTGTATACGTTCTCTTTTTTCTGTTAGATATAATTTCATCGAATTCTTTAACCGTAAAGTTTAATACTGCATTTTCTTCTATACAATAAAAATCTGTTTCATTGTAAATTTTTCCTGTATGATGCCAGGAAGACCACACCAGAAAATTCTCTTTCAATTCTTTTAATGTCATTTTTTTAAAATCTATTTCTGTTTTTTTATCAGCGTGCCGAAAAATGTTATCTATCTCTTCTAAAATAGTGGTTTTAGTCCACTTATACATAGGTTTTTCACCTTGCGAATACGCCCAAACGGCGTTGTTACTCATTTGATTTTTATAATAACCTGTCATTTTTTTAAATCTCCTTTACTTTTTATATTTTATATGCTATTATAACAAAGACATTTGTTGTTGTATATTTTTAGGACAAGTGCTATTTTGAATGGTAAGAGAGGAAGTATATTGTACTTCCTCTCTTTTATTTTAGCAAGCCGGGGAATCAAACCCCGGAAGCGCCAGTCTTGCCTAAATACAACTTTTGAGTGCTAATCTTTTAACCTCTTCATATTTGACATTAACAAGATATTTTGCGCGGTCAAAATTGACCTTTCCGCCTGTGCAATTAACAATGTAATTTGCGCATTCTATGTATTTATTAAACTCTTTTTCATATGCTTTATCAAAAGCCTTTTCTAACTCTGCATTTTCGGGATTGCTTTCCCATTCTTTCTCTATTACGTCACAAGTCCTTACAAGCTCGCAATATTCGTCAATTAATTCATATAATTTTTTCATAACCTTGTACCATTTCGCCGACTGTGTTATAATCGGCTTACCTTTCTTTTTTTGATTGGTGGCGGTTGTGTGTCTTGGTAGAAGTGCAACCGCCTTTTTGTATGTCCTCTTGACAGTTATTATAATAAACCCAAAACGGTTTAAAGTCAATAGGCAAAATAAACTTTTTTTAGATTATTTTTTAATTGACTTTATAAGCCACAAATTATATAATGTAAGAAAAAATATAGGAGGGTACAAAGCTATGCTTGTATATAAAATAGATGTGCTTGATATGCTTAAAGAAAGTGGCTATAATTCCACACGCATATTAAAAGAGAACTTAATTAGCCAATCAGCGGTGCAAAAAATCCGCAAAAATGAAATGGTAGGGATTAAGACGATTGAAAAATTATGTGAGTTGCTGGATATGCAACCGGGAAACATCATTAAATATGTAGAGAAGAAATAAACTAAAAAAGATTTAAAAAAGTATTGACAATAAACGATAAATGGTTTATTATAATTACAGAAATTAAGAAAGGAAGTAAGAACGATATGATAAGTCTAAACGAATTGAAAGAAAAAAATTACGAAGAAGGGGCGGCTATTTTGTCGAATGACGGATACAGTGTTAAAGCTGGGAAAGAAAATTATAGCCCCTGCGATGTGGAGTATGAATATGCAACAGACATCTATTTTTTCGCAGAAAGCGAAGATAAAATAAAAGAAATAGATAGAATATGTTGTACTCTATATTCTAACGATTATATATATACTGACGAAGATGAAAATGCGTATAATGTGTTAGATAGCGATATATTAAAAACGACATGGGAAAAAGATGACCCACGAATAACAAAAGTAGGTGTCCTTACCAATTTAAAAAAACTTATTGGTAGGAATATAGATGACCTTGATACAGATGTATGTGAGGCTTTTGAAGATTATGACGAGCAAGGCGAGACTTGTATGTCTTGCAAAGAAAGCCAAGACAATTGCACTTATGTAGCATCTATAGATGTTGAACACTCGACGTCATTCGTCATAAATTGCGATAGTGATAACATAATAATAGACGTTTGGATACAAGAATAGCGGTCTAAGTGGTTGGATTAAAAGAGGGCTTAAAGCCCTCTTTTTTATACGCCGCGCGTTACTATTTAAGAAATACAAAAAAGTATATTTCAATACATCCAATGTTGTTGTTTAAAAATACAAAATAGTATATTTCAATACATTTTTGTTATTGTTTATGCTTTATATAATAAACAGCTTTTTACATTATGTCAAGCCCAAAAACAAAATTGACTTTATAATATATTTATGCTATATTATTTTAATAATTAAATATACAAGATTTACACCCGATAATTATATAATAGTTATTGGGTTATTTTTATGTTATTAGTATATATTACAATAAGCTGGATAAGCTCCAGCAGAAAGGGGGAACATATGGAGAAAGTACAGGAAGCACCAGACACACCGGAGATATTCCAGAATGACATAGAATTATATCTAACAAAATTTTGTGAAGAGCACAACATCGAAGATATGACCAAAGAGCCACAGAGCAGATGGAATGCTGCATTAATGTATATAAATAAATATGTTTTTAGTGATAAAAGCATATTAAAGTTAAATAAGAATATTAATAAAAATAATACTAACTGCATAATGGATAGTAATTTTTATATGTATGATTTAGATAAATTAGAGTATATATTATATATATATTATTATTTATGTTCTGTATATGATAAAGAGTGTAGTATAATGGGATATAGTTTATTAACTGGTATCAATTACGATACGTTAATGGACTGGGGAGCTGGAGAGAGAAAACTAAGTACAAAAGCCTTCGACATCGTGCAAAAATTGAGACTTTTTCGTGAAGAAAGTTTATCTAACAAGCTCGCAACCGGCAATAAAAACCCGGTTGGAATTCTTGCAATACTCAACAGACATTTCGCTTGGAACTTGCCCGGTGTCAGCAGAGAAAGTACAAGCAAAATAGCTCTTACAGCCGCAGAAATACGTCAGCAATTGAGCCAAAACAATGCACAATTAATGGATAAACAGCAGATAAACGCTATAAACAATTCTGACACAATTTAAACAGCTTAGAAACTGCTTAAATACTGGGTTTATGAGTGTTAAGCATTTATATAACGCTGATAAATTAAGGTTTATCGGCGTTATAGTATGGATATGGTGTTAATTGTGTTAATTGTTTGAGAATATGGCGTAAAATAGACACAATTACACGGACAAGGGCGGAGGGGGTTTATTTGTCCTCGGAACACGCCCCAACTAAGTCACTCATTTTTCCACGACAAGAAAAAGGCTTTATATATTAATATATATTTATATTATTATTACCCACATAATACACATATTATATAATTATATATAAATAATACCTAACCATTAATCATATAATTAATACTAATAAATCACTTATATATTTAATTAAAAATAATCCAATTAACATCTATACATTTAAGCTAATTAGGTGTATAATAAACACATATTAATCACAAGATATTTCAATAAACACATCAGAGAATCAGCTAGTCGGCTGAATAAATTCCAAAAAATTTTAAAAAACAGAAAAAGAGTTAGGAGTTATAAATGCAGGGCAATGAATACCAAAAATTGGCTATGCGTACTAACGATAAAATGGCTCATCATAGATTAAGTACCGAATTAACTGGTAAGCTTCCACTTAGTCCTCTGGCAGAAAGCAATGCTAAGTGTAGCAACATAAATGACATAGCAGGACTTCTTAATGGCGTCTTAGGTTTAACTGGTGAAGCTGGCGAAGTATCAGACCTCGTTAAAAAGGGCATATTCCACGAAAAAGGCATAGACTTAGAGCACCTCAAGAAAGAGTGCGGCGATGTAATGTGGTACGTTGCTATGATTTGCGAAGCTTGCGGATTCAGTCTTGATGATGTAATGCAGACAAACATAGATAAGCTTATAGCACGTTATCCGAATGACTTTGATTCTTACAGAGCTAATCACAGACAGGCAGGTGATAAATAATGGGTAATCAGGATAAGCACTGTTACCAGTGCAAACATAGACATAAGTTATATTGTGAAAAGCCTTGTAATGCCTGTAATGGCAATCCAAATGTTGTAAAAGGCAAGGATAACTTCACAGAGCTTGAAACAGCAAATAAAAATGCAGTACTCTTTGAAACAAAAGAATAGCATATTGCCCCTTAGCCAAGTGGTCAAGGCACAGGATTTTGATTCCTGTATCGTGGGTTCAAATCCCACAGGGGTAGTTCAAGTGTTTAATTACACTTGTGCCTTTACAGGACTTATTGATTTACTAGCATTAAGTCCTCCTTTCACCTCATAGCGAGAGCTGTTAAGGACTGTCAGATAGTCCGTGAGGTTTTGCGTATTATAAATACGCAAATAAAATTAAGTTATACCTATAGCGCAGCAGTTATCTGTATGGATAGACAGCGAGCGAAGCTACTTTCTTTGAGCCCAACTGCACGGGTAGAATGACATCCAAGCTTTGCCACGACCTGTTATAGGTGTCATAGCCTATACTGCTATTAAGACTAGCATTGTTTTTCAGTATCAACTATCCACCTTAATCGAAACATTTTCACAATGCTAGTCTTTTAAAACGATATGGAGAAGCGGCAACGATTGGTGGTGTTGCGGCAGACTGTAAATCTGTTCCCAAGTGGTAAACAATAGAGGTTCGATTCCTCTCTTCCCCATTGGCGATGTTGCCAGTACACCCCTAGTGCGTTTATTAGAGAAATGCAGGTGCTAATCAATATACCGGTTAAACTTAGTACAGGGAACTGGATTGAGCCGCTTGCGGCTGACTAAAAAATCCTTGGGTGGTGATAACCAAGTAAAAAACCACCGCTTGCCGATATGGGATAAAGGTATTCCAGTAGCTTGCTAAGCTATCCAGCAGAAATGTTGTGTAGGTTCGATTCCTACTGTCGGCGTTTTGAAAGCACTTCTTAGGTCTGCGTGCGTAATGCTGTTTGCGGACTTATCCTAGGTTAAGAGGTGTGAGTAAGTTGCTATGTGCTGAAATAGGTAGCCAGTATTGCAGTAGATTTATGAGTTGAAATCTGCAACTTAGATAACTCGTCTTAAGTGTCATGTGGAGGTGCAAATCCTCACCATAGCAAGTTGTCGGGTAGCTCCCGAATAAGCAGGCGTTGCAGTATTCCCTGCTGAAATAATTAAAATGTTTGTGTTGGTTGATTTGCGAACAGGATGGCAGATAGCGTAATGAAGTGCCATAAATACTTTCCAACACAAGAAACTGTACAACGGATAGTAGTTCAGTTGGGAGTAGCCCTTGATTTATTCAAGTAGTCACAGGTTCAAGTCCTGTCTATCCGATTACAACAAACTAGGTTAGCTACCGAAAAGCACTTCCGCTGTGTCTGTTTGTTGTTTTTACCAATTAAGCGGAGTATGTATCACAGGCATACATAAATAATATCAAGCGGAGGTATTCAATATGGCAGACATTAAAAATGACAACTACATAGCAATTCAAGGGTTTATGGTAAAAGAATTAGGACTTACAGGAAACGAACTAATTGCTTATGCTTTGGTATATGGCTTTTCACAAGATGGTGAAAGCAAATTCAAAGGAAGCTTAAATTATGTTGCAGAATGGCTTAATTGCTCAAAAACAACAGCATTTAATCTTCTTAATAAGCTGGCAGATGACGGCTTTATCAAAAAGACAGAAAAACTTATTAATGGAGTAAAATTTTGTAATTATAGTGCAATTAAACTTAATGATGAAGAATTAAAAGAAATAAAAGCAAAAAAACAAGACCGAAAAGAAAAAGAAAAACTTGAACGGAGTTTAAAAAAATTGAATACCCATTCAAAAAATTTAAAAAGCCGTTCAAAAAATTTGAACGAGGGTGTTCAAAAAGTTGTAACTAATAAAAATAATATAAATATAAAAGATAATATAAATGACAATATAGGTAAGGACAATACATCAATTAACATTGATGGAGAGGTACATACATCGTTTTCAGAGAAACCGACGGCAAGAGCTGTCACAAGAGATGAAATGTTGCTTAAAGAAAAAGATATGGTTGATAGGTTTAATAACATCTGTGACGACGATATAGATAATTCAGCTATATGCGATTGTGTTAAAGATGGATTTAAGATGTATATGCAGTTATATGAAATCTATTTCCATAAAGTACACCCAATACTTACAGATAAGACATTAAAGAATGTATGTTTTGTCCTATCAACTATCACAGATACGGAACACGGACATTTCGACGCTGATGCTATATACGAAACAGACGATAAGGGCATTACAGTTTTACAGAGAATGATTAATGACCATTTCATCAGAGAACATAGAGAAAGCACTAACTACTCAATAACACATTTTGCCAATGCTGAATATCTTGGCAAGCTGGCAAATAGATTTATAGAAATGTAAAGGAGTGATGTTTATGAAAAAGGAAATAGTGGAAGCGATACTAACAGCAATAAATCTCACATTGATTTACTTAATAAATAATATGGCTGGTTTGGCAGGCTTATTAGTTTTTGCATTTGGGGAATTACTAATGGCATTAACAATCTATAACAAATATAGATAGGAGTGATTATTATGGCTATGGGCGTACACCCACTAAACAAAGATAAGTTTTATGAAGCGATAAACCTATACATATCGGGGCGGGCTTCACAGGTAAAAGCGGCAAAAGTAGCAGGTTGTAGCGTACCGACATTTAAGAAATACGCTAACAAGATTTATGGCGGCGAAGAGTTGCCAAATAATTTATGGGGGAAGAAGTGATATGTGTGAGTTTTGCAACGGCAAAAAGAAGAAGATTGAAAACGGCTATACATATGGCAGAGCATATATAAAATCAATTAATTACGGCTATTGTTATAAACTTTGTTATGACAACAGCGGTGAAGAATATGGAGAGGGAGAGTTTGAAATCAATTATTGCCCTATTTGCGGTAGAAAGTTGGTGTAGTAATGGCAGAACCCTTAAGTAAATTAGCAGAAAAATGTAAAAGTTGCCCTAAATCTGAAAAATGTGACCATAAAAGAATGGAGTTATGCGCTTTAGCAGATTTGCCACCACAAAATCTTGCAAGTGCTACACAAGGTATTTTGATAGACAATATGTCACCTATATTGAGGGAAGAAATAAAAAGTCCTTTAAGTCCATTTAGGTACAAAGACGAATTAGAAAAAGCACTAAATGATTTCCATTTTGGGAATATGTTTATGTATGGTGCTTAGAAAGTTGGTGGAAAATGATTAAAATTAGAGAAGCATTGCTTGAGTGCTCAAGTAAGGGAATTATCACACTATCATTTGATGGCGAAATGGTAAGGGGAATAGTAAGCATTGATAACATATCCAATATTTATCAAAAAGACACAGCAAAAGAAATTCAAATAACATTACTAGCAGACAAAGTTAAGGTAAAACTTCCAGATGGAGAAATAAAGGATATATCAGAAATGTAGAAAGTTGGTGGAGAATTGAAAGAAACGATTTTGTATATTTCTAAAACGGAAGAAGATATAAAAAGTTTTCTGAAATATCTTCAAAGAAAGTTAGAAGCAGAACAAAAGGAATGTACCCTAGATGAAAAACACGATATTTTAAAAGTGCCAAAATATTACGATATTGTCGGAAAAAGCATTTACGGCAACAGACTTGGGGTAGGCTATGGATATTGCAAATATTATTGTTTTTCGGGAGCGTATGATAGAAATAAATACAGCAACACAGAAAATGAAAAACTTAAAGATATTCTTATGCGCACAAGAGAGGGTGCGGAGGAAATATCGGGACTTGATATTTTATGTATGCTAGGGTTGATTTAAAAGGCGGTGGAATGATGGTTACACAGAAAGATGTCCACAATAATATAGTTGTAAATGCAAGCGTTTGGCAGAAAAGATATTTATCATTACAATGCGGTGGAAGTGTTGAAAAGATAAAGGAAGTCGAACAGACAATGGCTAATATGATTAACGGCATTAGCAAGGCACTTGAAAATAGTGGAACAGATTATTTGAATAAACTTGATTTGTAAGCGAGGGATTTTATGAAACACAAAAAAGAATGGCACACTTGCGACAGGTGCGGAAAAGAGATAAAAGTAGGGCTGTTGTGTATGAACTCAATTACAAGGAGTGGCATATTAAATATGACTTACGATTTATGTAATGAATGTATGGAAGATTTTGAGAGGTTTATGAGGAATGAAAACATTGATTGTAGATGATTTAGGCATTCCACCAAGCACTATTGCAAGTGCTATTGTCAATAGAGTCCCACTTAATGAAGATAAAAACTGCCACATTGAACATTGGAGTACCAGATGGAGAATTGAAAAGGATGGAAAACGTACTTGTCTGGAAGTTAAGAAATTAAAATAAACAATTACCGACTACAAATTGATTGTAGCCGCTGACCTTAGAGAGTTAAAGGCTGATAAAACATATAAAAGGAGATGGAACTTATGAAACAGTTATTTGCAAGCGTGCCGATGAAAGGCAGAACAGAGGAAGAAATCAAAGCAAGTATTCAGAAGATGAAAAAGGTAGCAGAGATATACGAGGGTGAGGAATTAGAGCTTATCGACAGCTACATTGAGGATAACCCACCTAAAGACAGCAAAGAAGCTGTATGGTATTTAGGTGAAAGCCTTAAGAAGCTGGCACAGGCTGATGTGTTCATAGGAATTGCGGAGAACTATGATTGGAGTGGCTGCTGCATTGAAAGGGAAACAGCAGAAAGATATGGCATTAAAGCATATATGATTCCAGCAAGATATGTAATTGATGATTATAATGCACTTGTGCAGAAATTACATCCGGCTGTCCGTGACGTATTATTCTAACAAAATTTTACCGGCTAACAAATAGAGTTAGTTGCTACCCTAAAACAGTTATAGGCAGAGGTCTATAAGCACCTTTGCTGAAAAGTGGAGGTGCTTTTCTTGAATTCTGAATTAAATCAACTGATAGATGATTGCGAAAAATACATATCCCAAAATGGAATAGATGAAAACATCATAGAAACCTACTACAACGTGTGCCAGCTTGCCAAGAATGAGAGTGAAATTGACACAATGTTAAAATGTACGGCTAGGACAAAAGAGCTCATAGAAAAGGCTTGTATGCGTGATATAGGCATAGATATTTTTGAACTTGAAAAATATACATTTAACAACAATATAGACAATGATTTAGTTAATAGATATTTTGATACCTTATTACTTGAAGCTCCGCACTTATTTCACAGCTATTTGCTTTATCTTGAAAAAGACAGAGAAGAGAGTGAAAGATTTTATCAGCCAAAAATGAAACAGCTTAATAAATACGGGCTTATTCAAGCTATGCAAGATTTGGAAGACGACAAATATAATAGATTATGTATTTCTATGCCACCAGGAACGCAAAAAACTACACTGGAAAAATTTTTTTGCTCTTGGATAATTGGCAAGCACCCTAAAGATTACAGCCTTTTCTTTTCTCACAGCAACGAAATTACAGGAAAGTTTTATAAAGGAGTGCTTGACATAACAACAGATGATAAAGAATATAAATGGAATGTTATTTTCCCTAATTTACCATTACAAAGCACAAATGCACAGGCACAAGAAGCTAATTTCGGCAAATACAAAGCATTTTCAAGTATTCAATGTTCATCAATAGGAGCTAAGAACGCAGGTAAGGTTAGAACTAACCGTTATTTATATTGTGATGACCTTATAGGCTCTATTGAAGAAGCACTTAATCCAATAATTCTTGAAAAAATATGGAGAATTTATGGAGTCGATTTAAAACAAAGAAAGCTAAACGAACAAGTAAAAGAAATAATTATAATGACCAGATGGAGTACAAAAGACATTATTGGACATATTATTGAGCTTTATGGAAACGACCCAAAGCTAAAAATTATTTCGATTCCAGATATTGACCCTAAAACAGGGAAAAGCAATTTTGACTATGAATATAATGGAATGTCGGTGGAATTTTTTAATGATCAAGCACTGACAATGGATGATATATCTTATAGATGCCTTTATAAGCAAGATCCAATAGAACGTGAGGGATTGCTTTATCCAGAAAACAAAATAATGAGATACAAAGAACTTCCTAAAACACGAATTAAAAGAATTACTGGACAATGTGACACGAAATCCTCTGGTACTGATTTTTATGTGTTTCCTTGCCTGGTTGAATTTGAAGGATATGAGGGAACGTATTACTGCACTGATACTATATGCAACAATTCGGCAGATTACGAAAAACAATATGAAAATTCAGCAAATTTAATTGTCGATAACGAAATACAAGATTGCGATTTTGAAGCTAATCAAGGCGGAGATAGAGTTGCAAATGAAGTCAGAAAACGAGTAGAAGAAAAAGGCTGGTTATGCAATATATCAGACACTGCAACTGAAACAAACAAAGAAGCAAGAATATTTCAATGTTCTAGTTGGGTATTGCAACATATTGTGTTTAAAGATAGAAGCCTATATGAACCCAAGAGCGATTATGCAGAGATGATGAGTTGGTTATTGAAATATTCAGTATCTGGTAAAAATTTGCACGATGATGTACCGGATGTTTTTTCAAATTTTGCATTAAGAATGAAAAGAGGAAATAGAGTAAAAAAGACAGTAATTATGTCAAGTCCAATATAACAGGAGGGAATTTATGGTAACAAAGGAAGTTTTATCGCAATATTCGGATTTACAGGAAGAAGTAAAAGAAGTAAGACTAAAGATAGAACGGCTTGAAAGAGATATAGGCAAAATTGAAGCTGGAGAAATGGTTATAGATTCTGTTAGCGGCGGCGATGGTGGTAAACAGCATTTCAAGATTGAAGGCATACCCTTTCCAGAGTACAGCAGAAAGAAAACGCTCCTTTATGCCAGAAAAGCCACATTGCAGTTGCTTGAAGATGATTTGTTGGAAAAAACCAATGAGGTTGAAGAATTTATTGCAAGCGTTGACGATAGTAGAATGAGAAGAATAATCAATCTTAGATTTTTAGAAAATAAGACTTGGATTCAGATAGCACATATCATAGGTGGCAACACAGAAAGTAGCGTAAAAATGGCTTTTCAAAGATTTATTGAAAAAAAATAAAAGATGTTACGATTGTGACGAAAAAATTATGTATTATTACAATGAGCAAAGCAAATTTCATAAACATGTATAATCCTTATCGAAAAGCATCGTCATTTAATTATGGCGGTGCTTTTACTATGTAACGAGGTAACAATATGATTTTTTATACAAACAAAGACAAGTCAATTATGTGTCCGAACTGCCATAAGTTTTTGACTAAGGCAGACAGCAAAGACCCAAGAACACATAAGCTGGCGTGCAAACACTGCCGTAAATGGATATGGTATGTGCCTAACGATGATGATGATTTTCAAATTAAGGAAATACCACAAAGCAGAAGTTCAAGCGGTATGACATTTTATTAGAGGTGTAGATAATGCAGACAGGAAGAATTGCTATTTATACAGGTGCAAAAGAAATAACACCTGACAATATAATACCAATTTTGCGTGAAGCAATTTTGGAACATGATATTAATTCCAACAGAATACAGTTTCTTCTTGATTATGACGCAGGAATACAGCCAATAGTTAGGAAGAATCCAAAGACTTACAGACCAGACATTGACTGTGAGTGCTGTGACAATGTGGCTAACGAGGTCACAGAGTTTAATTTAGGTTTTAAGTGGGGAAATCCTATAACGCTAGTTCAAAATGGCGACAATGAGGATTCTAATTTCACAGAAGCTATAGCAGAATTAAACAGTTGTTACGAATCACAGAACGCAAGACAAAAGCAACAGGAGCTTGCAAGATATGTTGAAATCGGTGGCGTTGGATATGTCCTTATTGATGTAAATACAGAATATGAGGATGGGGAAAGCTATTTCACATATGATGTATTAGACCCAAGAACAACATTTGTTGTAAGGTCAACAGCTTATAGTGACAAGAGGGTTATTCTTGCAGGCACTTATATCAAAGACAAACATAGCGGTGCAAGATATTACACTTGTTTTACCAAAGATACGAGATATGAAATTACCGACGGAATAAAAATTACTAACGGAAAAAATAAAGGAAAAACGAAATGGGGATTTTTAGAGAGAAGTGGGGAAGAGAATCCATTACATAAAATTCCTATTATTGAATATACAAGGTCATTTGACAGAATGGGCTGTTTTGAACGGCAAATATCTGAAATGGATAACTTAAACCTACTTATTTCAGATTTCACAAATGATGTTGAACAGAATACGCAGGCGGTATGGCATACGAATGATGTTGATTTCCCAGTTGAACAGGAAACAACAGTTGATAAAGATGGAACACCACACATCACTGAAAAAGTAAGAAAGCCAAAATCTGGAGAATGGATGCAGACCTACACATCAGCAGATGGCAAAACTCCAATAGTTGAGCCACTTGCAATTAATTACGATTACACGGGTATGCTTAGCAATATCCAATCAAGGCGACAGATAATCTTGCAGAAATGCAATGTACCACAACGAAATGATAATAGCGGTGGTAGTACAGGAGTTGCAATGTCAGACGCAACAGGCTGGTCACAGGCTGAAACAGCGGCGGCAAAACAGCAATTAATTACAGATGGCTGCAAAATGGAAGAGATAAAAGTTGTTCTTGCGGCTATTAAGTTGTCAAACAATGTTAACAGCAGCAACCCATTACTTAAATTAAGGGCAAGAGATGTAAAACCTAACATTAAGCGGCAAAAAACTTATGAAATGTCAACTAAGGTTAACGCTATGGCGACATTGATAAGCCACGGATTTAGTCTTAAAGATACAGTTGATGCAATTCCATTCTTTGATGACCCTAACGATGTTGTAGCGAGAAGCGGAGAAATGGTTAAGGCATATCAAGACAGCATAATTAACAAAGATACACAGAACCAAGCAGAGGGTGGGGATGGAGAACAGCCACCTAATAAAGATCGCACAATGCAAGACTTATCAGACCAGACAGAAAATAGTCCGGTTATAGATAAGAGCAGAACAGATAAATAAATTGATATTGAGCCACAGGGTAGAAATGCCTTGTGGCTTTTTATATGCCCTAGAGAAAGGGCAATACAAATATCGCAAGAAGTTGAGAGAACAACAAAAAACGCAGAAAGCAGAGGTAAAGAAATTATGGCAGATGTAACTAACACAACAACAGAACCAACAACTAACAATGAGCCACAGAATGAAGAACAGACACCTAGCGTAGAAGAACTTATGGCACAGCTTGCTAGTGAAAGAGCTGAAAAAGAGAAGTATAAGAATGCTTCTGATAAAGCCAGTTCAGAAGCAGCTAAGTACAAGAAAGAACTTCGCTCGAAGCAGACAGCAGAAGAACAGGAAGCGGAAGCAAAGGCGGAAGCTGAAAAGTTGCAGGCTGAAAAGTTCGAGAACATGAGTAAAGAGCTTAATCATATGAAAGCTGTCAATGCTTATCAGAAAGTTATAGGCGATGGAAAGGATATTGATTCTTTGATTGAGGCAGTTGCAGACGCAGACCATAGCCTTATAGCAACTGTAATTGCTAATGAAGTGCAAAGACAGGTTAAAGAAGCTAAGGCAGAGTGGCTTAAATCAAGACCGGCTATTAATGCAGGCGGTGGAGAAGAAAGCACGATAACACAGGAACAGTTCAACAAGATGAATTACCACGAAAGAGTGGAGTTCAAAAATAAGAATCCAGAGCTTTATAAGAAGTTCACAGAGTAGAAAACGGAGGTAAATAAACTATGCCACAGACTAAGTTAGCAAATTTAGTAGACTCACAGGTAATGGCTGATATGGTATCAGCTAAGTTACCAAAGAAGATTAAGTTTTCGCCTATTGCAAGAGTTGATACAACACTTGTAGGCAGACCGGGAAGCACTATTGTTGTCCCAAAATACGCTTATATAGGTGATGCACAGGATGTAGCAGAAGGTGTTGCTATGGGTACAACAGTACTTACAACATCTACAACAGAAGCAAAGGTTAAGAAAGCAGGTAAGGCAGTAGAACTTACAGACGAATCAGTGTTATCTGGTTATGGCGACCCACTTGGTACAGCTATCAATCAGATTGCTATGTCAATCGCTGCAAAGGTTGATAATGACAGCTATGACGCACTTTGCACAGCACCTATTGATCACGATGGAACAGCAGCACCTATCAGCTATTCAGCAGTTGTAGCGGCTAATAGCAAGTTTGATGATGAATCAGATTCATCACTTACAAAGATATTATTCATCAATCCGGCACAGGAAGCCACATTACTTAATGACGCTGATTTCAAGAGCAATGACAAGTACCCACTTAACGTAATTATGAATGGCACTATCGGTTCTATCGCAGGAGCACAGGTTGTTAAGTCTAAGAAAGTTAAGCTGGTTAAGTATGAACTTGATGATTCAACAGGAACAATCAATGTTGTAGCTGATACAACAAGCGAGGATGCAACTAATGTTCATCTTGACACAGCACTTGCACATACGCTTAAGCCAAAGGACAAGGAAATCAAGGTAGGTAGCAAGTTAAAGGCTGTTACAACAGAGTTCTACGCTTGTCCGATTGTTATCGTGTCAGCAGAAGACCCTAACGAGGACACAGGTGCAGATGGCGTGTCAGAGGAAGAGAACGCACTTACAATCTATATGAAGAGAAGCGTTGAGATTGAATCGGACAGAGATATCCTTGCAAAGACAACTGTTATCTCTGGCGATGAACACTATACAGCAGTCTTAAGCAACGATTCAAAGGTTGTTCTTGCTAAGTTCGGAAAGTAAGAGGTGTTTATATGTTATTAAGACGACATAAAATCAACGCCGCAAAGCAGAGCGAAGAAGTAACAGCAGATAATGTAAGACAGGAAGCTGTTTATGGAGATGAGCTTAAGTATGAGGAAGAGCAGGACAAGTTTCCTGCTCAACCTACAAGCGATTACACAAAGACAGCTATTAAGCGCATGCCAACAGCGGACTTACAGACACTTGCCTTAGAACAAGGTATTGAGAACGCAATGGAGCTTACGGGAGCAGAACTTAAAGAATTGTTAATTGAGAAATTAGGATTATAGGAGCTGAAATTATGGAATACACCACATTAGAGCAAGTCAAAATCAGACTTAAACAATTTCATATTGATACAGTCACAAATGATGATAATACGGCATCTGATGTGGTAGTGTTCGATAACAAAGAAGATAATCCAGTAATCGAACAGCTTATTAAACAGGCTACAGAAGATGTAAAGGCAAAAAGGTGTTATCCCGACAGCTACACAGATGAAATGATAACCGAGGACTTGAAGAAATTTGAGAGTGTTATTGTTAATCTGGCTGTTTATGACCATTCACAGGCAGGCGAGGCATTTATGGCAAGCTACAATGAGAATGGTTTCAACAGAACTTGGAAAAATAGAGACAGCTTGTTTGTTGGGGTATTTCCTTTTGCCAAGGTTATATAGAAGATTGTGCGTTACCAATACGGTAGCAGGCGGCACACATTAAGCGGTGGTGGGCGGTGTGCCTATTAATTTTGCAGGAGATATAAAATGAAAGAGATTTTATTACAGACTTACACCATAGCGTTACCAATATTGCTTGGTTATATAGTTTGGCTTCTGAAGCAACAGAAAAAAGACAAAGACGCCAATAGTAAAGGCACAATGTTGCTTTTGCGAGTACAACTTATCGAATATCACGATAAGTATATGAAAATAGGTGAAATACCATCTTATGCCTATGACAATTTTGTTGAGATGTATAACGCATATCACGCTTTAGGCGGTAATGGGATGGTAACTAAGATGTATAACGAAATACAGGAAATTCACTTAAAGAATGGAGGTAAAGATTAAAATGGATATAACATCAGTAACAACAGTTGTAGCAATCGTTGTAATAACATATCTGATAGGCTTAGGAGCTAAGGCAATTCCACACATTAAGGATAATTACATTCCTATAATTGTAGGCGTTGCAGGCGGTATATTAGGCGTTATAGGTATGTATGTAATACCTGACTTTCCGGCAAATGATATTCTTAATGCAATCGCAGTAGGAATTGTGTCCGGATTATCAAGCACAGGTGTTAATCAGATTTATAAGCAGGTAAAGAACAATGCTTGACATTAATAAGCAGGCTATGAAGTATTCACTTCAAGGACAGACAGTAATTATCTACGAAAGAGACGATGACGGCAATATCCTTTATGAGGGATATACCGACACAGAGGGTAACTTCATTCCTTATCTTGATGATGAGGGGAATAAGATACCCAAAGTTCTTGAAGAGAAAACAGGTTTTTCAGAGCCGGTCGATTTCAAAGCAAACATATCATTCAGCGGCGGAGAAGCACAGACCAAGGAATACGGCTTTGATACAGCCGATTTTGACGCGGTTTTACTAACAGACAAAGGAATGTACCCTTTGAAAAAAGGCGACCTTATCTGGCTTGATAGCAAGCCTACATACACATCTGATGGACTTGTTGATGAAACATCAGCAGACTTCACGATTGTAGGCATTAAGCCAGCATTATATTCAACTAAGTATATGCTTAAAGCAGTTGTAAAGTAGGTGGTAAATACGAAGTATCAGACAGACGGCTTTCCCGAAAATGGTTCTTTATTTATACAAACAGGCAATGAACAGCTAGTTGGTTCTATCTTTAAAGGAAAGACAGTTCCATCTACGCAAGAGCCAATAAATGAAAGCATAAGACAAGCTATTTTACAAGCAGTTAAGGAGCGTGTTTATGGCAAGACATACAATTAACATATCCCTGTCAGAAAAGTCCGTAAATGAAGCTATCGGACAGCTACAACAGTATAAGAACTGGCTTATCAAAAAAACTTCACAGCTTGTCAAAGAACTTGCAGAAGTTGGAATACCTGTCATTGATGAAAATATGGCAAAAGCTAGCTATACATATGATGAGAAAGGTGTTCGTAGCGGTTCAGATACAAGCCATCACAGTTATGTTGAAATGAAATCCGCAGGAGAATATGTTGAAGCAAAATTAATTGTAGAGGGCAAAGAACTTATGTTTATAGAGTTCGGAGCTGGCGTTTTTTACAATGGAGCAGCTGGAAGTAGCAAGCACCCAAAGGGTGTTGTTAATGGTATGATTATAGGCTCATACGGCGAACATCACGGCGTACAAAAAGTGTGGGGTTACTATGATGATGACGGAAACTTGGTTCTTACACACGGCGTAGAAGCGCAAATGCCTGTTTATAAGGCTGATATGGAAATCATACAGAAATATGTTGAGGTAGCAAGGAGGGTGTTTAGTTAATGGCAAATGCAAACGATTGGGCGACAGACCTTGAAAATACAGTCACAGCACTTGTCAAGGCTAAAACCCTAACACAGCTTAAAAAGAAATATCCGAAGATAGTCATAACAAATGAGGGGGAAAACAGCGGTCAAGCAGCATTCCCAACAGTATACATTCATTTACTGCCAGCAGTTGAACAAGGACAAACACTTGACGGACAGACAATTAACGCATTGTTAGCAACATTTCAAGTGGATGTTACCACTAACACAAGCAAGTCTGACTGTCGCAAGGTTATGGCAGTAATTACAGATACATTTAAAACAATGAGATTTCAAGGCAATGCAATGCCAGAGTTCTCAATTAGTAATAAAGTACATAAGAGTACCGCTAGATTTAGAAGAATGATAGCGGCAAATGACAGATTAATGTAACAAAGAGCAGAAATGCTCTTATTTTTTTGCAGATTTTTAGGAGGTAAGAAGATATGGCAGATACAGTAGCAGGATTAAGCGCACTGGGAATCACGTTTAGTTATGGTGTTGAAACTACAGCAGGTACTAAACCAACAGCGTTTAAACTTCTTCATAGAATCAATTCTATTGATGAGATTACAGTAACCCCAGAGGCTATAGATGCATCAGCACTTGAAGATTTACAGACAAGAAACATTGCAGGTAGAGATACAGTTACAGATACAGTTGCGGTAACAGTTAATAAGACGGAAGCTACAATCAAAGAGTGGAAAGACCTTATTACAGAATATAAGGCTTTAACTGATGGAAAGAGAATGTGGTTTCAAGAGATTACTCCGGGTATATCAGATGCGGAGTTCTTTGTTGCACAGCCGCCTTCAAAGTTGCCAATTACAGGCAAGGAGCAAAATTCACTTCTTACAATGGCTATCAACCTTATTATTGAGGATATGGTAGGAACAGATACAGCAGTAACCCCAACATCGGGGGAATGATAAGCCAATCGATTGAATCAAAGGCTGTGTCGATTGGTGGCACAAACGCCAAAACAGCCGACTATACATCATATCTTGATGATGTAACAGAATAATTATTTTAAAAGGTAGGTGCGGTGTAAAATCCGCACCTTTCCCTATATGGACGATAGGGTGGGAAAGGGTAAAAATTATGATGAATATTAATGTAAACGGAAAAGAATACAAAGTTGAGTTCTCTTTTGGCGCGGCAGAGTGTAAAGAGATAGTGCAGAAAATGTTTTCTGTCGTTAATGGTTCTTACTTACTTGCACAAACGGATAAAAGCGTTGCACAGGCTTCCTTTGATGGATTAGCAAATATGACAGCAGATGTGCCAGAGATTTGTATTTTAGCCATTTATGCAGGCTGTATTGACAATAACCCTGTAACTATGGATGAAGCAAAGGAACTCACTAGAGCATATATTACAGAGAAGAGAAAGACAGATAAAAGTTACGGATATAGAACATTGTTCGAGGAGATTAAGAAAGCGATGGAAGATGATGGTTTTTTCGAGCTGTCGGGAATAACAGCGATGTTAGAGGAGATGGCGAACAATGTGGAAGAAGCGACACAGGAACAGAAGAAGCCGACAGTAGTTCCACAAGACCACAAGAAAAAGCAGACTTCCACAAAATAATATGGGAAGAATACTTTGTTTTAGCCAGTTCACTAGGCGTTAGTTATTCAGACTTCCTTAAAATGACACCCAAAAAGCTATGGGCGGTTGTAGAGGGTAAGAAACTTGAAAGACAACGAATGGATTCAGATATATGGCTTGCAGTAGGCAACTACATACTCCCAGCAATCAAGATAGGTGTTAGAAGCGGTGCTTGGGGTAAAGGCGAGCTTGAATACCCAGACAAGCCTATTTATAGAGATATTAACAAAAAAGAGAACAGCAAAGATGAAATACAAAGAAAGAGAGAAGAGTTTGTCTTGAATATGAAAATACGAAAAGCAAACTGGGATTTAACACACCCTAAAAATGATAAGCCGGAGGTATAAAGCGTGGAATTAGATTCGTTAGAAGTCAAAATTACCGGTACTGCCACTAAAGCTATCAATTCTGTTGATAAACTGATAAATCAGCTTACAAGGCTGTCAACATCACTTGCAACTGTGAATGGTTCATCACTAAGCGGTCTTGCAAATGGTGTTAGCCAGTTAGGTTCTGCTATGCAGAATATGAACGCAGGAACAGCAGATTTTACAAGGCTTGCTAAGAACATCGCAAAGATAGGTTCTGTTGATTCAGTTGCCATAACTAACACAGCTACATCACTTCAAGCTGTCACAAAGGCAGTTGCAAGCATATCAGCTATACCGCAGAACGCAACGCAGGTCACAGAATTTGCAAAGTCACTTGGTAAGCTAGGCAGTAAGAGTATTGAAAACGCCATTGTAAACATTCCAAAGCTAGGTAATGCTTTAAATGGCTTAATGACAACGCTATCAAGAGCACCAACAGTAAGCCAGAATGTTATTCAAATGACTAACGCATTGGCTAATCTTGCTAGTCAAGGTAGCAAGGTGGGTACTTCTTCAAACTCACTTCAAAAGTCACTGTATGGCGTTTCTACGAGCGTTAGGACAGCGACTAAGAGCAGTTGGAACTTGGCAAGTGCAATAGGCAAGTTTTATGCCACTTATTTTATGGTAATTCGTGGCAGTAAGAAGCTTATAGAAGCCATCAAGTCAACAACAGATTACATTGAAGCTTTCAACTATCAAGCGGTTGCGTTTGGCAAGATTGGTTCAGAGTGGGATAAAGATTACGAAAAGTACGGATATGATAACGCAACAGCATATGCAGAGAGCTTCCAAAGCAGAGTAAACGATACTCTCGGAAAGCTGTCTGGTTTAAAAGTTAATATTCAAGGTGGTTTGCTTGAAGAAAGTGGAGCAAAGAACTTAGGACTTAACATACAAGAAGTAACACAGTATGCTTCACAGTTAGCTTCTGTTACTAATTCGTTAGGACAGACAGGCGAAGCAACAACGGCTATAACAAAGTCAATGACAATGCTTGCGGGCGATATAAGCTCACTTTTCAATGTGGACTATTCAACAGTAGCACAGAACTTACAAAGCGGTTTAATCGGACAATCGAGGGCATTGTACAAGTATGGTATTGATATTACCAATGCTACATTAGCGACGTATGCTTACAACTTAGGCATTTCTAAGTCGGTGTCTGAAATGACACAGATGGAAAAACAGCAGTTAAGAGTGTTGGCAATATTAGACCAATCAAAAGTATCTTGGGGTGATTTAGCCAATACGATTAACAGCCCATCAAATATGTTACGCCAGTTCAGTAACAATATGAAAGAGGTAGGAATGGTAGCAGGACAGCTATTTATCCCAATTCTTTCAAAGGTTATGCCAGTAGTAAACGGAGTAACTATTGTAATCAAAAGATTATTAGTTGGTCTCGCTTCTTTAATGGGTGTTAAGATTGACTTCGAGAGTTTTGGACAAAGTGGCTATAAAGACACATCAGATGGCTTAGAAGATATTTCAAACGGCTACCAAGATGTAGCTGATTCAGCTAAGAAAGCTACATTATCCCTTATGGGATTTGATGAAATTAATAAATTGCAGGACGATACAAGCTCAAGCAAGGGTTCAAGCGGTGGCGGCGGCGGTAGCACTATTGATTTGACAGATGATATTGCTAAGGCGGCGGCAGAATATGAAGCGGCGTGGAATAAAGCATTTGCCAATATGGAAAATTCGGCAGTTGCTTGGGCTGATAGAATAGAAAAAGCCATAAAAAAGGGTGACTGGTACGGAATAGGTACTTACGCAGGCAAACAAATAAACAAAGGGATAAATGCTTTTCCTTGGAAAAAAACAGGAGAAGCAATTACAGAAGCTATTTGCAATGTTTTGGATTTTGCAGATGGATTTGTTAGTTCTGTTGATTGGGAACAATTAGGAAGAAATATAATAAAGTTTATTGAAGGTATAGATTTAGGAAAAATAACTGTAAAAATTTTGGACCTAGCAATTGACTTAGGAGTATCAGCAATAAAATTAATATGGGGTGCTTACCAGGAGATATACGACAAATGGGGAATTGCAGGAATTTTGGCTTCTTTGGTTATTCCGGGCGGAATTCTTACACTTAAATTTATTACGGAATTTTCAGCAAGCATAGATGATAGTAAATATGTAAAAAAAGCAAAAGATGGCATAGAAAATATAAAAATAGCTGCACAAGAAAAATGGAATGAAATTACAGATTGGTGGAATAATACAGCAATCGTAAATTGGTGGAATAATGATGTTACGCCTTGGTTTGCTAAAGATAAATGGAACAACTTGGGTGATAATTTCAAGTCAAGTCTACAAGATAAATGGTCTGATTTTTCTTCTTGGTGGAGCACAACCGGAATTTACAATTGGTGGAATAATCACGTAGCACCTTACTTTACGGCAGATAGATGGCGTGATATGGCAGATGGAATAAGAGTAGGCATACAAGATAAGTGGAATAATGTAGTTAATTGGTGGGATAGCAAACCATCCCTTAGTGAAATTTCAGTAGCCGTTGAGAACTTTTTTTATAAAGTAAGAGATATGTGGTATAATTTCAAAGATTGGTGGGACAACTTAGGACTTAGCTTTCCACATATAAAAACGCCACATTTCGATATTGATGGCGAATTTAGTCTTGTGCCACCTCAAGTGCCCAAGATAAGTGTTGATTGGTATGCAAATGGCGGCTTTCCAAACAAAGGACAGTTATTCGTTGCTAATGAAGTAGCACCCGAAATGGTTGGTACTATGGACGGAAGAACAGCAGTAGCCAATCAACAAGAAATTACAACAGGTATTGCTAATGCAGTTTATCCAGCAGTATACAATGCGGTTGTAGCGGCTATGTCAGAAGCTAACAACAACGTTAATATAACACTACAAGGTGACGCTGATAAATTGTTTGCAATGGTACAGGATAAAGCTAATAACTACACTAATATGACAGGGCAAGCAGCATTCCCTTATTAATTGACAAATAAATAATAAAAGAATATATTTAAAGTACTAAAGATAAGGGGGAATGTATATGTCAGTAAAAAAAGGCTTATATAAAATGCTGGAAGCAATAGGGATAAAGAAAAAGCAACAGCCACAAGTTCAACGCCCATTAAATCCTAACTTTAAAGGAGTGTACAGAGCGACGGAAAACGGATTGGTTGAAGTATATTGTCCAAGATGTAGTAGTTGGGATTGTTCTCACACGCAGATTACAACAACTGTACCGCAGAAAACTAAGACAAGATATACCGTTAATTTGAATCCGTTTAGACCGTTTACGCTGGTTAATAAGAAAGAGAAGATTAAGCAACAGGGCGGAACTTATTCACAACATAGGTTTGTGTGTAACAGATGTGGGCTGATTTTTTGGTAATACATGATTTTAATGGAGCGTATCTTTTCGGTGCGTTCCATTTTTTATTGAAAAGTGCTTGACAATTATTGCAAGGGCAGTTATTATAATAACATAAATATTGCAAGGGCAATAATTGAAAGGAGTGATTATTATTAGTCCAGCAGGAAGACCACATAAGGAAAACCCTAGAAATGTTAATCTTAATATCAGAATAACAAAAGATGAAGCTAATCGTATTCAGAAATGTGCTGATGAATTGAAATTAACAAGAACCGACACCATTATGAAAGGTATAGGGTTAGTAGAAAAAGAACTTAAAGACAACAAAAAAGAGTAGCAACAAGTCGGTCAAAACTTTTAGTTGCTACTCAAACTACCAATCCGAAAGGAATTGATAAATCTATCATATCAGTTTCTTTCGGAAAATTCAAGAATATTTTCGGAGGAAAAACAAATGAGTAATGTAGAAATCGTAACAAATATTGACATAGCGTCAGAAATTGCACACGCAACAGTAACAGAAGTTTTAGCAAATATGGAAAACGAAAGAATAGGATATGTTCTCATAGGAGTTTTACAGCAATTAGAAACTATTCAGGACAATGTCAATGGAACTTGGGTTCTTTACTCACCATACAGCAGTATGGGATATGAGGAAATTAAACAAGAAATTCTTGACAGTGGTAAAGTAATCTATCATAGACGAATTACCCAACTTGGAAGAGAATTTATACTGCAATTATTCAATAATGTTGCATAAGTTTTCTTGTGAGATATAATAGCTCAAACAGAAAGAAAATTCAATAGCTGTAAGAAATTTACAGCTATAAAAAATCAGAACAAGTTGGGTAGACCTGTTCTGATTAGCACATATGAGTACATATAAGTTGCTCACGTCAATAATAACAAATAAATAGCAAAATGACAAGGAAATTTCACTTAATTGTGAGGTGTCCTTTTTGTGTGCTTGGAAAGTGAGGTTTTACTATGAATTTTATACAATACATAAAGCAAGCGTGGAAAGCTGGCACTAGCGGCGGCACTCCATTAAGTCCAGATAGACTTAACCATATGGAAGATGGAATTAAGAGTAATAATGATATGATAAGTGAACTAAACAGCAATATAGCTAATAGTGACATTGAGGGAATATTTAATTACCTAGGTCTTGAATTAATCATATACCACAAATTGGGCATATGTTACCTGCATTCCAGCGGCAGATTAACTCAAGCATTTCCAAAAGAATGGACCACAATTGGTGAAATAAGCAATATAAATTACAAAGGTTATGGACACTTAGCCACTAATACTAGTGGAAAAATAATAAAATTTGCATATATAAATGGAACTCTAAGTGCATATGCACCAAGTTCAACAAATGCGATTGAATATGTACAAGACAGTTGCGTACTTATCTGAATTAACTATTTACCAATTTTTAATTATTAAACTTTAGGGTAATCAGAAAAAAAATAAATTATAAAGCTGTACACAATAAAATTTCCACATAGCCATTAAAGTATGTGTTACTACCTGCCCACCCACCAACTTGGCATATATGTCCATCTGATATACCAACCATTGTGTAAGTAATACCAGCATTTCTTCCTAAGTGTTGCCCACATATACCTATTGCTTTATAGCCGGTAGGTAGCGTGAATTCCTTTTCTATTAGGAACGGCTTGTTAGCTTCAATTACTGCATTATCGTAACTAACCTTGATTACTTTAAATAAATTATAAGAATTGCTGTTTAGCTTGCTTATCATATCGTTATTATTCTTAATTCCGTCTTCCATATGGTTAAGTCTGTCTGGGCTTATTGAAGTAAATATATAGAAAAGAGGTGATTGAATGATAAGCGCTGTAATTATCGAGGGAGTAACATTCCCAGTAGCATATAACGGCTACACATACAGCAGAAATAAGATATGGTCTAAGAACACAGGAAGAAACGATTATGGAGAAATGGTAGGCACAATCGTGGCTATTAAAGACAAAGTAGAACTGCAATTACCGCCACTTACAGGCGAACAGGCATTGTTACTTGATAATGTGATTAGTGATGAAAATAACCCATTCCCGACAGCACAAGTCCTATTCTTAGGCGGTACACAAAAGGAAATGACAATATACACAGGAGATGTGACATATCCGTATCTCACAAGAGCAAAGAATGAGGATGGATTAATAGTCGGAGCAAAATTAAGCCTAATTCAGAAATAAGGAGATTAACTATGAAAATAACAGGAAATGAAGTTTTAGCACATTATGAAGCGCTTGCAAGTGTAGCACAGCTTAAAATGGGTGGCAGATTAGCAGTTGCCATTATGTCTAACATTAAGATGTTAGAGCCACACTTTAAAGCGGTTGCAGAAACGATACAAAAGATACGCAAAGAAAATAAAGACGACAACGATAAGATAAAATCAGAACTTGAAGAACTAGGAGAACAGGAAATAGAAGTGTCTGAATACACAAAAGTTGATATAAGCGCATTTGATAGTTGTGAAGCCATTGAGCCAGCTAACATTATCGCACTTAGCTTTATGATTAACGATTAATCAGCAGAAAGGAGCAATCCAATAAATGAAAAATATTAATTGGGGTGCGGATTTCAATTTGCTGTATGCAAGATATTACAGCAAATATTTAGTTGACGGAAAAGAATACAATCAGACACTTAATGAGTTTAAGTACAGCAACATAATCAATCCGAACAATAGCATTTCCATAGGTAACACTTGCAGTAGTAGTGTTACCTTTTCTATTTATAATCCAGAAATCACGCTTGAAAATAAGGATATAACTATTTTTGAGGGCGTTAAGGGCGATAGCGGCATTGAGTATGTACAGATAGGCATATTTACTGTAACTAAAGAAGAAAGCAATGGCGAATACACTAAGTACACAGCTTATGACAAGATGTACAAAGCTGAAAAAGGTTATTTTTCTGAATTAACTTATCCTAGTACGGATAAGGCTATTTTAGAGGAAATCTGTACAAAGCTAGGCATACAGTTAGCAACTAGCATAACAAACACACATACAATCATAGATAAGCCGCAAGGCTATACAATGCGTGAAATGATAGGTTATATGGCTATGCTACAAGGTGGAAATGCGGCTATTAATTCTGACGGAAACCTTGAAATAAAGTGGTACAAAGATAGCGGTTATGTGCTTGACGGACATCAATACTATCAGCAAGGGGTTACTTTTACCACTAGCAAAGATTTTACGATAAGAAAGCTGACTTGTAACAATACAAAGTCTGGTGATAAGGAAACTAGCACAATCACTAGCGGCAGTGGTACAACTGGACTTAGCTTTGCTAATCCATTTATGACACAAGCTAACTTAAATGAGATTTATAAAAAGATAGGCGGCTTTCAGTTTAGACCGCTTACAGTTAAGTTTGTCGGTGACTGGCGGCTTGAAGTAGGCGACATTATAACTGTTAATAAGGGCGGCGTTGATTACAAAGTGCCTATAATGCAGATAACACACGAATGTGATGGCGGCTTAATGGACACAGTTACATCTATCGGACAATCTGACACAGAAAACAGCAATATAGCCGCTGGACCGATAACAAAGCAAATGGAACGATACTACGCTGATTTAGTCTTAATCAACAAGGCAATTGTTGAAAATGCTGATATAACTAATGCCAATGTTGAGAACTTAAAGGCGCATCAAGCGTATATAGACCAATTAAAGGCTAATAAGATTGAAACTGTCACAGCGGAAATTGTTAATTTGACGGCAAGTAAAGCTACGATTAATGAAGCTAATATCGCTAAGTTGCAAGCAGATTATGCACAGATAGGTGTATTAAACGCAGACGTAGCAGACATTAAGACTTTAATGTTTGGTTCTGCGACAGGTAAAAGTTTAACAACAGAATTCGCTAATGCAGTTGTAAGTGTTATCGGCAATGCACAGATTAAAGACGCTATGATTGACAGCATAGCTGCAAGCAAGATTACAGCACTTGACCTTAACACTACTAAATTTAAGGTTCATAGTGAAAATGGAATGTCTTATTGGCAAGACAATACAATTATCATCAAAGATACTGACAGAATAAGAGTTCAAATAGGTAAAGACGCTAATTCGGACTACAATATGTACGTCTGGGATAAAGCTGGCAATCTTATGTTTGATGCCTTAGGGCTTACCGAAAAAGGCGTTACAAGAAAAGTTGTTCGTGATGATGTTGTTCAAGATGACGCTAATATTAATGCAAGTAAGCTGGATATCGAAACATTGTTTAATGTTATTAATAACGACAGCACACATACACTTAAGAGCAATAAAATTTATCTGGACAACGAGGGACAGACACTTAATGTCATTATGCAAGCTATAACAAGTGGTGCTGGTAAAGATTACACACAATGGGGCGGTATGATGAAAGTTGCTAGTGATTTTATCACTAACAAGTTGTGGTGGACTGAAAATGTTGATAATGAAAGCATTAAGACTAAGTTTTCTACTGTTAATCAGAAGCTAGATAGTTATGAAATCACGTTATCCGACTTATACCAACAAACGAACGATAATTTTATGGTGTATACAGTTACAGAAACACCTAACAAAGATAATTACCCAGCTATTGATTGGTTCATACCTATTTATCCGTCAGATGATTTATTTCCAAGCGATAATCTTACTTGGACTTATAGCAATGATGAATACGCAAAATATCACGGGGCAATAGCACACAACGAAACAACTCAAAAAACTTGGCGTTGGGCTAAAGATGATAAAGGTAATTGGAGTTGGAAAGAGGTATCTAACACACAATTAGCTTATATGCTTAATCAAAACGCTAGCTTTAAAATGAACTTAGATAGTATATCTACATCATTGTTAAGTGTGCAGCAGAATTTAAAAGATAACTACAGTACAACCACAGTTATGAAGAATGCTATAACGCAGGCTGTAAAAGCAGAAAGCAATAGCATTAAACTTGAAGTGTCTAATGCTTATGTTACAAAGGATAGCTTAAGTAGCTACAGCACAACAACGCAGATGAATGCGGCTATAAGCACAGCAATAAGTAAAGAAAGTTCAGCGATTAAGTTAGAAGTAGCAGGAGCATATGCCACAAAAGATAGCCTTAAAAATTACGCTACAACAGCAAGTCTTAGTGCTTATATCAAGAAAGACCCAAAAAGTGGCGAACTTAAATCCGCAATTGAAGCAATTGCAGATGATATAACGCTTAAGGCTAATGGGGCTATTAATATTAGCGGTAACAAGAGCGTTAACATTAGTGGTAACGCATTTACTTTAACATCAACTAATACAATTATAAGTGCAACGGGGACAATTACCTGTAGTGATATAATCGGGACCGGGGGTCGCATTGGCAATTGGGATATTACTGATGGAAGCTTAAAAAATGATTACTTAGCACCAGACGGATACTTAAGAAGAACTTACATTCAAAGTTCAAAAAATATTGGTGATTGGATTTTTTCTGTTCAGAAAGGAGCCGTACAAGGAACTTCGCCAAGCACACTAAACTCCCTGTGGCACGTTACTAACGATGGCGAAATGCAGTTCAATGTTGAGAGTGGTAAAGGCATTAAAATGTATGGTTCGGCAGGATTAGAGTTAGAAGTGTTAAGAGACCGCATCGAATTATATTACCAGCCTTACATCAATGGAGAACCGCAAGCTTGGACGAAAATTGAAAAAGGAAAAATTTCTATAGACTCAAAAGGTTGGAGTTCTTTTGGTGACTGTGCTCTATCTGTAGTTAACAGCTCAATAAAGACTACAGCATTGTATATAATGCATCAAACAGAAGATGGGTCATACTATCAAAGAGGATGTGTAATTAATAGAAATCCTTTTTCTGGTGATATTATGTTTGATTGGGATGGACGTTATCTTCGCGGATATATAGGGGATAATGTTGTTATCACTTGGGACAACGAAAATAAAAATTGGATATAAGATTAGGAGGTAAAACACAATGTTAGACATTAACTCATCAATTCAGAAGAACGGAACATTATCCGTTCAAAACTCAGATGGAGCACTTAAACAGGTAGCTTATCTGTCAGCTACAATCAGCGAAAGCGGCACAGTTAGTATGTCAGCTAGCTTCAATGATTTTGCGGCATACTTGGCGAATGATATAGCACTAGACAGCGAGCTTAAGAGCTTTCTTGATGGTGTTAAAAATACTTACAAGGCAACATACAGCACAGAAGATAACACAGTTAGTTCAGATGCAACAGGAACAGTAGAAAGTGAGGTATTTTAGTTATGATTAAATGTGGAGATTTTTCAGCGTGGAATGGTAGCAACTTAGACTTTGATAAAATGCGTGCGGCAGGACTTACACACGCTATTCTTAAGGTTATCAGACGTGATTTTGAGCCAGATGAACAGTTTGAAAATAACTGGAAAGGCTGTCAGTTAGCAGGCGTGCATATTTGCGGTGTATACAACTATGTTTACACACCGACAGTAGAAGAAGCTATTGCGGCGGCTAAGAGAGTGCTTGAAGTGCTTGACGGACGTAAGGTAACTGTCTGGATGGACGTTGAAGATACTTGTATGCGAAACTTAGGTTCAGAGCTTATCGACATTATCAAGGCTTACAAAGAGGTTATTGAGGGTGCAGGATATGACTTCGGTGTATATACTGGCTTATCATTCTATGGCAGTTATATCAAACCATACACAAACCCTAGCGACTTAGATTGTCCGTTCTGGATAGCACGTTACTACTTAGGCTATGATGAAATGCAACTCAATGATGAAACTGACGCAGATAAAACACCTAACATTGACCATTACCTTGCAGGTTGGCAGTACACATCAAGCGGCGTTGTTGACGGAGTAGACGGAGTTTGCGACTTGTCTGTATTCTATGGCTTTCATAATGATGAAGATAACACAGAGGATAACAGCGAAGAAGATAACACAGAGGATAGCACAGATGAACACGTATATGCTACATATGCCGCTTATACAGACCGTTGGTGGGGTGAAGTAGAGGACAGAGAAGATTGGGCTGGTGCAGGCGACAATAAAGCTATCACAGCACTTATTATCAAGGTTAGCAGAGGTTCAGTTAAGTACAGAGTTCACTTAAAGGGCGGAGATTGGCTTCCTTATGTTACTGGCTTTAATTATGACGATTACGATAATGGCTATGCAGGTGACAAGAAGCACGAGATTGACGCAATAGAAATCATTTATTATACGCCAGAGGGTGAGCCTTGGAAGTATGCAAAGTATATGGTATCTGTATTTGACAACCGCAACTTCTATCCAGAACAGATAGACAATGAAACATCAAATGGAATGGACGGATATGCAGGCGTTATGGGTAATGCAATCGATAAGTTCCAGTTGTGCATTGAATAAGCTACTTGATGTAATTTAGCGTACTTTGTGATATAATAAATTATAATTGCAAAGAAAGGACAGATAAAATGCTGAAAGATACAATAGTACAAAATAACTATATGGAGTTGATAGATACAGTTAATGTATCCGAACGAAACAAAGAAATTGTAAAAAAATACATAGCTGGAATTAAAATGAAAGCTCTAAGCGAAGAATATAATGTATCATACGAAAGAATTAGAGCAATAATCTATAATTATATATGGCATTGTTCTCACTATAAAAAACGCATAAATAAAAAGTAAACAATTTAATTTGTCGAAAATTGTCGAAATAACACGACCGAAAGTATTTGAAATATACTAACGATAAATGTATAATAAACTTGTCTTTGAGAAAAGACCCTTAAACATTTTCAAGTTCTGGCAGGCGATATTGTTTGATTGGCGTTGGCAATATCGCCGCTACACTTGACACGATAGAACGTGTGTTCTATAATAATTACATCGTCACAATAGTAAAAGAGGGGAAGTGCGAATGTGAATAACAATGACTACAAAAAGGAAATTATTGAAATGGTAGAAAATACTAACGATAATGCAGTATTAGAGTATATCTATAAAATAATAGCAGATATAAAGAAAACTAGTGCAACATAATGTTGCACTAGTACACTTGAAAGAATAAAAGATTTATCGCAATTTAATAAATCGTGAGTATTAATTAAAGTTCATCATAAGCAAGTAGCCCAAGTTTAGTAATAGTTACATCTTCAAGGGTTTGGGTGATGTAACCTTTATTACTAAGCTCTCTCATAAATGGCAACATTGAAATCATATCAATGCCAAGGCAACTAGCAATGTCGGCATAGTTAGTGTTGCCATTTTTATCTCTTTTCTCTACTATAGTCTTTAAAAAATCCTTCGATTCAATCATTTATTACGACTCTCCTTTAAATAAATTAATTAAGCCGAGGACATATTCTTGCTGTTCGTCACTTAACTCGAAAAATGTTTTTAATGAGTGTAATAATCTTTTGTCATTTCTAATTTTAATCCACAAATCAGCTTGTTCAGATAAAATAAGCTGTTCTTCTTCGCCAGTTCTTAAATATTCGGCTGATACGCCTAAATACTCGGCAATTTTTCCCAACCTATCATCTGGCAATGTACCTTTACGCAACTGACCTATATATCCGTTAGCAAAACCACATTCTAATTCTAATTTATGTATTGAAATCTTCCTTTGTTTGCATAGGTCTTTTACTCTTTCTACCGTGTTCATTTGTGTTTTCCTCCATTTTTTAGAGTTTCACCTAAAAAAGGTGTTGACAAATTAGAGAACACTCTATATAATAAGTTTAAAGGTTAGGGAAAAGCCTAAAAAATAAACTTAAAGGGAAGTGCTCTCAAAATATGTTTCTCGACAATTCATATATTAGAACTTTCTCTAAAGATTGTCAAGCTTTTCTCTAAATCTTTATTAAATAAAGAAAGGAGAAGTCTATGTTTTATCAAAATGTTGTCGCTTATTGCGAAGAAAATAATTTGTCAATACGCGCATTTGAAAAAAAATGCGGTCTTGGTAACGGAGTTGTAGGCAGGTGGAAAGATAATAATTCTTTACCAGCGTTAACTACAGTACAAAAAATCGCAGAAGCAACAAAAATCCCAGTTGAAAAATGGGTCAGATAAGAAAGGATACGTTTATGGAATTGCAGATTTTTAGTAATGAAGAGTTCGGAGAAGTCCGAATGACAGAAATTGACGGAAAACCATATTTCGTAGCAACAGATGTGGCAACCGCACTTGGATATATAAATCCACGAAAGGCTGTGAACGACCATTGCAAGGGTAATAAAAATCTTAGGCGGTAAAAACAGTAACGCTTACAAGGAAGCTAAGAGAGACAGCAAGATAGCTGAATATTTATGGATTTTATCAGCAATATTATTTATTGCGCAAATGATATTTCAGCTTATTAATTAGAAAGGAGTTTTAGCAGATTGATATTTATTATTTCTGAAAAAGGCGAACAGATTAATGAGGTAGAAAAACTTGAAATCCTGGCACACATTGGCAGAAGAACAAGTTACCTCTTAGGAAGAAATAAACATTGTGAGCCATTAAGGAGCATAGTTACAAGAGATATTTTAGGGCAGTTAAAGCACGAATACGGGTGTGGTTTGAGTGGACTGAAAAAGAAGTACATAGCAGACACTCACGATTATATCGACTGCTACGAACTGCCTATGATAATGAAAGAGAGATATAAGCTATGATACAGGGGTTTATGTTGGGTGTTGTTGTTGGAATGATACTAGAAACTATATGTATTGTAGTTACAACATTAAAGATTAAAGCAAAAGAAAGGAAAGAACAATATGAAACAGGTAAACGAGAAAGTAATAACAGTACAGGATTGCATTGATATGTACGAGAAAAAGGATATGTATACAGTTATTGACGGCGGTAAGGTTGTTGGATTTGTAGAAAAAGAGAAGGAGAACTAAAGATGAAAGAGAGAAATAACAATATTACAGCTTTTGGGTTAGTTGCAGAAGAGCCAGTTTTCAATCACGAATCAAACGGAGAGGACTTTTATAAGACTTTTATAACAGTTAGAAGAACTAGCGGAACTTTTGATACGCTGCCAGTTGTTATATCTGACAGAATTATTGATATGAAAGAAATTAAAGTAGGCGATTGCGTGATGATTACAGGACAGGTAAGAAGTCATAACCTGCACATAGGAGAAAAAAGTAAGTTAGAGCTTTTTATCTTTACTGAAAATATAGAGATATATGAAAACGAGGAAGAACTACCTTTTAATAATGATGTAGTTCTTAGAGGTTTTATTTGCAAAGAACCTATATACAGGGTAACGCCACTTGGAAGAGAAATAACAGATGTTCTCATAGCTATTAACAGAGCATATGGCAAGTCTGACTATATACCTTGCATAACTTGGGGCAGAACAGCTAAGTTTGTCGGTCACTTGCCAGTAGGAACACATATAGAAATGACAGGTAGATTCCAGTCAAGACCTTATACAAAGAAGATAAGCGAAGATGAAGTTGAAAACAGAGCAGCTTACGAGGTATCAGTAGGCAGAGTTGAGATTATAGAAGAAAAGGAGAATGCTGATGAATAGTGATATTACAGTTTCAGAATTAGCTAGTATGGCAGCAAACAATGAAAAGCGTTGCCAAGTATGGCATCCAGTTCAAGGCGTTATCTTTGACGGCACATTTGATGAACTTGACAGACGGCATTATCTTGCAGATAAGACAGTTGATAACTTCTCAATAGAAGATGATGTATTCATTATGAATATATAAATAAGGAAAGGATATGTTTATGGAAAGAACAGTTTTAAAAAAGGTAGTTCTTGAAAACTTTATGTGCTATGCACACGCAGAGCTTGATTTTTATGCCATTACAAAGATTATGGCTGAGAATGGCAAGGGTAAGTCAACTATTGCAACCGCTTATATGTGGTGCTTGTTCAACTGTGATTATGAGTTAAAGGATAATCCGGTTGTTAGACGAGAGGTTGACGGAAAGTCCGTTGATGATATGGATACAAGTGTTGAGCTTACACTTGATGTTGACGGAAAAGAGGTAGCTATGAAGAAAGTACAGAAGCGTACCTACAGTAAGGATGGCAGTAGTTATAAAGACGATAACAAGTATTTTATCAACGATGTACCTAAGACATTAAAGGACTTCAACGCATACCTTGATGTTGATATGAATGTATTTAAGATGTGCAGTAATGTAAATGCTTTTCTTAATCAGAAGCCGGCTGAAATGCGTGAATACTTATTCGGACTTGTAGGAGACGTTACAGACCTTGATATAGCTTCACAGAAAGCTGAATTAGCCGAGTTAGTTCCTTTGCTTAATAAATATACAGTTGAAGAATTATCCGCTATGAATAAGGCTACCAAGACCAAGATTACAAAGGATTTGCCTATTCTTGACGGACAGATTAAGGAAAAGGAAAGAGACATACAGCTTAAACAGGCTATTGAAGTATCTAACCTTGAATTACAGAAAAACAGCCTTAAAGAGCAGATTGCTGATTGCATAGCAAAGCAGACCGACAATGACAAACTGATGGCTGAATATGATAAGGCTAGTGCTGATATTCTTGATTTGAAGTTTAAGCAGGGAGATTTATCACGCAAAGCCAATGAAGAAAATGTTAAGGCTAGAAGAGAGATTGAGAACAAGATTTCTGAAAAGAAAGATTATCTTATTAATATAGCTAATACTATTCAGAAGAACAATTCTGAAATATCTGATTATCAGAACGACATTGAAAGCGGAGCGAGAGAAAGAAACAGGCTTGCTGATGTTTGGAAGAAGATTAAAGAAGAAAAATTCAATGACAATACAGCAATTTGCCCTACTTGCCGCAGAGAACTGCCAGCAGAAGAAATTGAAAGCCTTAGAAGTTCATTTGAAAAGACAAAGGCTGACAGGCTGGCAAAGGTTGAAAAAGACGGATTAGAAGTTAAGGCAGATGTTGATAATGCAAGAGATATGATACCAAGGCTGGAAAAATGTAACGAAGAAAATATTGCTAATCAGCAGAAGTTGGAAGAAGAAGTTGCAGACCTTGAAAAGCAGTTATCAGAGTTACCACAGGAAATTGATGTATCAGCTACAGAAGAATACAAGGCACTTGAACAGAAGATTGCCGAAAAAGAAGAAGCTATGCACAAGGCTAATGATATTTCAGCAGTTAAGGCAGAATTAAAAGCACAGGAAACAGCTTTAAGGCAGCAGTTAGCAGAATGTGAAAGCCAGATTGCAAAGTCTGATACAGCAGCAGAAGAACAGCGACTTGAAGAATTAAAGCAGACAAGGGCTGATTCTGAACAGAATAAGGCTAATGCCGAGAAAATCCTTGATTTACTTGACGAACTGGATAAGGCAAAGAATGAAGCCTTGACAGAAGCCGTAAACAGTCATTTCGGGTTAGTTAAGTGGCAGTTATTTGAATATGCTAAGAACGGCAATTATAAGAGCTGTTGCATACCTACTATTGACGGAAAGAGCATTTTAACAACTATGAGCAACAAGGGTAACAGGATTTTAGGCAGAGTAGACATTTGTAATTCAATTCAGAAGATTAGTGACATATCAGTGCCTATTATCTTAGATGATTCTGAAAGCCTTAGTACGGATAATCAGAAGAAAGTTGCCGAAATGGTAAATAGCCAGTTAATCATGCTGATTGTTAATGATAGCGAGAAATTAGAGATTGTGGAGGGATAATATGAAACTTTATTTTTACAAATTGAATACAGATGAAAGACACGGAAAAGTAGGAATTACAGTGCAGGTTTGCGAAGCAGAAGAGAAACCTAAGACATACAAGTCTGTTGATAGAATTTTTCCAAACTACTTAAGTACAGCAAGAAAAGATGATGTTGGGCGAATAACTGATTTTGACCGCATGTTTCTTACAGAACCTAACTTTGAGTATGTCAAGGATAAATTTAAGAAGCGTGCAGAATCAAGGATTGCGCAGGCAAAAGAAAAACTTGAAAGAGAAGAAAAGGAATTAAAGATAATTGAGGAAAGCGAGGGATAATTATGGCAAATACAGCAGTTGCGGAAAAGAAAACATTCAGTTTAGTACTTACTGAAAAGCTGGATAGCGTATCAGAAGCACTTCCAAAGGATTTTAACAAAGCAAGATTTGTGCAGAACGCATTAGCACTCATCAACGATAATCCGTCTTTACAGAAATATAATCAGTCACAGCTCACAGCCGGACTTTTAAAAGGTGCTTATCTTGGCTTGGATTTTTACTCAAAGGAGTGCTACTTGGTGCCTTATGGAAATCAGCTTAACTATCAGACAGATTACAGAGGTGCTAAGAAATTGGCAAAGAAGTATTCTATCAGACCGATTAAGGACATTTACGCAAAGTTGGTTCGTGAGGGAGACAGCTTCGAGGAAAAGATTGTAAGCGGAGAGCAGACTTTTGATTTTAAACCGCTTCCATTCAATGACGGAAAAACAATCGGTGCATTTGCTGTTTGCTTATATGCTGATGGTGGTATGCAGTATGACACAATGAGCCTTGCAGACCTTGAAAACACAAGAAAGTCAAGTAAGGCAAGCAATAGCCCAGCTTGGAAGAATTTCACAGGTGAGATGTATAAGAAAACTGTACTTCACAGGCTTTGCAAGCATATTGAGTTAGATTTTGAGAATCCGACACAGCAGAATACATTCTTAAGCGGAATGGAGATTGAAACAGACCCGCAGAAGTTAGCTGAAAATGATATTGAGCAGAACGCAAACAGCGTTGATTTTGAAGAAAGCGACATTATCGAGGGCACAGCCACGGAAGTAACCGAAGAACAGGTAGAAGATAGCACATTGCCGCCATTTATGCAGGCAGAATAGGAGATTGAGTATGAGAGTAATTTCACAGGACGGAACAATAGATATCCCATATAGTGATTATCAATTATTTGTTATTGGTGCTAAATATGATGCAAAAGTAGCGCGTATATATTGCCAAAGCTCATACGCACCAAGTGTAAAAATTGCTGAATACTCAAGCAACGCAAAGGCACTTAAAGCTATGGAGACGCTTAGAAAATCATATGAAAATAATGTGTTTTATCATTGCACAGCCAGTTCAAAGCGTTTTGAAGAAGTACAGAGTATTTTAAGCAAGGAACAATTTCAGAAAGCTACAACAGAGTACTTTCAGTTCCCACAGGATGATGAAATCGAGGTGTGAGTATGAAATTAAAATGCTTAGGCTCATCGTCAGCCGGAAATTGTTATTTATTAACTTCCAACAGTGGAGAAACGCTTATCCTTGATTGTGGAATACCGATTAAGGAGATTAAAAAAGGCTTAGATTGGAACATTAAAGATGTTGTGGGTGTGTTATGCACCCATAAACACCTTGACCACAGCAAGTCAGTAAAAGATTTTGAAACTATGGGTATTCCTGTATGCAAACCATACGAAGCCTTGCTTATGAACCAGTTCTTAGCAAATTCTTATTTTACTGTGAGAGCATTTGACCTAACAACAATAGACGGAAATTGGACACATACTAATGCAGACGGAACGCCTTGTCCGATATTCGGCTTTCTGATTACTCACAAGGAAATGGGAAGAATGCTTTACATAACCGATTGTGAGGTTATCAAGTGGAGATTCAAAGACATAAATCATATCCTCTTAGGTGTGAATTATGACAAGGATTTAATCGACAAGGATAACACAGGTAAAGCTAATCACGTTTTCAGAGGTCATTTAAGCATTGACACAGCTTGCGATTTTGTTAAGGCAAATTATTCAGATAGCTTGCAGAATGTGATTATGTGCCATTTATCAAGTGAAAATTCTGATAGAGATAGTTTTATCGAGAAAATGAAAAAAGTCGCTTATGGGGCGAATGTGGATGTTGCAGAACGTAACAAGGAATGGCTACTTGCTAATCCTAATGAGTGCCCTTTTTAGAAAGGAGATTATATGGCTAAATACAGAGATATTTTAGGAAATATAACAGAATGTGAGGATAAAACAATAACAATCAGCCTTGAAAGATACAATACTTTGATTATTAAAGAAGCTATTGCAGATTGTCTTGTAGAAGTCAAAAAGAAAGGAAAGAAGATAATTAAGAGGGAAAGGAGCAGTAATGGAGAGATTAACAAGAAGAAGTTCTAACGGAACAGGCGTATATGCTACACCTAGTGGAGAACCTGTTAAGTGGGAAGATAACCGCCATAATGTATTACAGAAATTGACAGAATATGAGGACTTAGAAGAGCAAGGTAGACTTATTAAATTGTCTTGCACAACAAAGGATACTGTTTGGCATTTTTGCAGGGAATTGGGGCAAATATTAGAATATGAAGTTTATGAAATAACCATTCTTTTAAATGTAGTACGGTATCGCTGCATTGCGTATTCAGCAGGTTTTCCAAAAGATGACTTGGATGACATAACAGTACACGCTTCGGATTTTGGTAAATCGGTATTTCTTACAAAGAGCGAGGCGGAAGCAAGATTAAAAGAACCTAACTACATAGAAGAAGTATTAAGTCAATGACCATCAAGTGATTTTGAATACGTAGGCGGCAGTTGTCCTAAATGCGGAGAATATGTAACTTCAAGCAATGATTTTGAAAAATGTCATTACTGTGGAAAGCTTTTAAAGTGGAAAAAATGGGATGGTGCTTTTAAATTATATTGAATTAAGAGGTGGAGAATGAAAGTATTCAAATGGGATGATTACTATGATACAGAACATTGCCCTCATTGTGGCAGACTAAGGCTTATGATAGCCCGTACAGAATATGGAACTAAAAGAGTTTGCGAAAAGTGCGGATGGTGCGTTGAGGATAATAACTACTTTGTGGAAGATGAAACAATCGAGGAAGAGAGGTAAGAAAATGGGTAATAACTGTAATTGTAAACACAATCACAACTCTAATTCAGATGAGCCTTGTTGCAGATGTGATAGCAGACGGACCAATGCTGACAGGATAAGGAATATGTCGGATGAAGAATTAGCAGAGTTTCTTATAACTTTTAAAAACACATTCGGCGAAGAATACGAGGGAGAAGCTAGTTGTATGGAATGGCTTCAATCAGAAGCAGAATAGGAGAGAATATGGCAAAGATATTTAGATTTAGCGGTTATTTAGTTTCCAATCGTGAAAATATTTCACTCGAAGATATATATGATGATATAAGCGATGTAGGATATGCCGAAAATTGGCAACAGTTACATATCGAACAGTCGGAAGAATTTAATCTTGATGGCGAAGATAAGCCAAACTGTGACCTTGCATTACTCACAAGGCATTTTAAGGCAGATAACATCAGCACAGAATTTGACAGACCTTTACCACAGAAAGGCGAGAAATATAAGCATTTTAAGATTGGAAAGATTGTTACTATTATCGGTATTTCAAGGCATACAGAAACAGAAGAAATATCAGTTGTGTATGAATATGAGGGGCATATCTGGAACAGACCTCTTGAGATGTTTATGAGTGAGGTTGATAAGGAAAAATATCCTAATGCAGAACAGAAATATAGATTTGAGTTAGTAGAAAGTGAGGAAAAGTAATGAATCGTGTAATCCTATGTGGGAGACTGACTAGAGACCCGGAGATTAGATATTCACAGACAACAAACGGAAGTATGGCAGTAGCAAGGTACACATTAGCTGTTGACAGAGCTTTCAAGAAAGAGGGCGAACAGGCAGCAGACTTTATTAACTGCATTGCGTTTGGCAAGAATGGAGAGCTTGCAGAGAAGTATTTACATCAGGGAACTAAGATTATCGTTGAGGGCAGATGGCAGACAGGCAATTACACTAACAAGGACGGACAGAAAGTCTACACAAATGATTGTGTTGTTGAAAAACACGAATTTTGTGAAAGTCGTGCTAATCAGCAGAATAATAATAGTAACGGAATTATGGGCGGTAATGCTAGTTCAGACAGCTTTATGTCAATTCCAGACAATGTAGCTGACGAGGGATTACCATTTAATTAAAGAGGTGTGAGTATGAGATTAATTGACGCAGATAAACTAATTGAGGATATTCACAAAAGAAATTATATCGATAAGGCTTTATCTGAAATATTTGAAACTATCATTGATGAACAACCAACGGCTTTTAGTATGGGAACTAAACCTATTGATAATTTTGTGAATCCTTTTGAAGTAAAGGCAGGTGGCAATTCTTGAATTATCAGAACATAGCGAGGGCCAAGGCAATTGAACAGGAAAACAAAAAACGACTGTTGAAGCTGAATCCAAAACTGAATGATAAAAGTGGAATATACTTCTTACTCCGAGAAGATGAAAACGGATTTAAGTACGCTTATGTCGGACAGGCAGTACATATACTTAGCAGATTGGCAAGCCACCTTGTAGGATATGAACAGCACATAGACCTTAGCTTACGCAAACACAAGCTGTATGACAAAGAGAAAAACCCTTATGGTTGGCGAGTTGAATTTCTGAATTTCCCCGAAAGCCAGCTTGACGAAAAGGAGAAGTATTACATCAAGCTATATGCCGATAAGGGTTATCAGCTTAGAAATGTCAGTTTAGGCGGTCAAGGAGAAAATCGTGCTAGTGGCTCTATAGGCGAGAGAAAAGCACCTAAAAGCTATATGCAGGGCATACATCAAGGAAAAAAGGTGTTAGCGAGGGAATTATCATCTATCGCAGAAAAACACCTTATAATCCGCTTAAAGCCAGAAAAAGAGCATAATAAGGTGTCACAGAAACAGTACGAGAAGTTCATGGATTTATTGAAAGTGGGTGATTCAGAATGAGAATTTTGAGCAGTAAAGATTATTCTTGGCTTATGGACCGAATAGAAACTCTTTCCAATGAAAATGAAAGATTGCAGATGAAAGTTGATGAAATAACAAAAGAACAGCCTAACGATTGTAAAAGCAATGAGGGAAGTCGCTTTTGTGGCATTTGTGAGTTTGGCTATTTGAGAACAAGAAATCCGCTTGGGGCAGATTTTTACGCTTGCAGTAAAACAGTGTCTTGTGAAGATTTTAAGAGAAAAGAAGACAACTAACTAAAAATCAAAGAAAGGAATAGGTTGTGCGCACATAAAACCGAGGTTTCCTTTTGGTAGATTTAGAATGTATAAAAAGAAGATTAAATGCGAGATATATCGTGATTCAATGCAGAATTACAAGAAATATGCAATACCGCCAGCACAACTTATCATAGCTGATGTTCCTTATAATGTAGGAACTAACTTCTATGGAAGTAACCCAATGTGGTATAACGGTGGCGATAACAAGAATGGCGAGAGCAAACTTGCGAAAAAGGCGGCTTTCAATTCGGATTTTAACTTTAATTTGTATGAATACTTCCATTTTTGTTCAAAGATGTTGAAGAAAGAAGATACAAAACCTATCGCAAGGGGGAGAAGTAGTAATAGCCCTTGTATGATTGTATTTTGCGCATTTGAGCAGTTATCAACATTGATTGCGGCGGCAAAGAAACACGGATTCGTTAATTACATACCGCTTGTATTCTGTAAAAATTACAGTCCACAGGTACTTAAAGCTAATATGCGTATCGTAGGTGCTACGGAATATGCACTTGTATTATACCGAAATAAGTTACCGAAATTCAGAAATGGCTTGCAGATTGATGAAAACGGAAAGAATATCAGAGGTACAGGACATATGGTATTTAATTGGTTTGACGGCGGTAATGAAGCGGAATGGGGCAGAACTTACTATAGCAATGGTTCATATATGATGTGGGAGAAAGACGGAAAAGATGTACCGAAAATTCATCCGGCACAAAAGCCCGTAGCAGTCCTTAAAAAGCTGATTGAGATTTTTACAGACGAGGGAGATGTTGTTATTGACCCTTGTTGCGGTAGCGGTAGTACACTAAGAGCCGCCGCAGAACTTGGCAGAAGTGCATACGGATTCGAGATTGACAGAAACTTTTACGAGCGTGCAAAGAATGAAATGCTTGTATTTGAAAAAGATAATCAAATGGATATAAGTGATTTTATAAATGGTGGTGAGAGCAAATGTTAGATTTTGGATATTACAACATGGATTGTATGCAAGGAATGAAAGAATTTCCCGACAAATATTTTGACCTTGCGATTATTGATGTGCCTTATGGTATTGGAGAAAACGGAGATAAAAACCATACAAGAAGTAAATTAGCGAAAGCAAAAGACTATAAAGCATTTTATGGAAACGATTTAAAACCACCAGATAAAGAATATTTTGACGAACTTTTCAGAGTTTCAAAAAATCAGATTATATGGGGTGCTAACCATTTTATAAGTAAAATTCCATACGATAGTAGTTGTTGGATTGTTTGGGACAAGGATAATACAGGAGATTTTGCAGATTGTGAACTTGCGTGGACTTCATTTGATTCTGCAGTAAGAAAATTCAAGTATCGTTGGAATGGTATGTTGCAGGAAAATATGAAAAATAAAGAAATTCGCATACACCCTACGCAGAAACCCATCGCACTTTACGAATGGATTTTAAGCCAATACACAAAAGATGGAGATATTATTCTTGACACTCATGTAGGCAGTGCGAGTAGCTTAATAGCTTGCTATAACACTAACCATAAATTTGTCGGGTTTGAGCTTGACGAATACTATTACAAGGTGTCAAAACAGAGGTTAGATACCGAAATGGCACAAATGAGATTAAGTGATTTTATGGGAGATACAGTATGAAAGACGAAACAAAGCAGGAAATACAGATTTTACTTGACCTACTCAAAGGCAGTCTTGCAAGAAATGGTGTAAGTATGGCAACGGACAGAGAAGGTAACTTGATGTTCTTTGACACATCTGTCTATGTTAGAAGTAAAGGCAAGGAATTTGACGGATTCCGAGTTAATATTAACGATTTAGTGAAGTAATAATGCAATGGAACTTGAAGAGGTAATTATGGCAGGCAATTTTATTAAAATTGACAGAAAAATTTTAAAGTGGGAATGGTGGAGTGATATTAATACATTCAGGCTTTTTATGTATATGTTGATAAGTGCCTATTGGAAAGACGGAAATTATAAAGGCAAGATAATTGAAAGAGGGTCCTTCCCCTCTTCAATATCTGAATTATCAAAAAAAACTAACTTGTCTGTAATGGAAATTCGTACCTCACTAAAACACTTACAATTAACAGGCGAAATAACAAGCAAAGCAACAAACAAATTCACGATATTTACTGTGGTTAACTACAATTTGTATCAAACGGATAACAAGCAAGATAACAAACAAATAACAAGCAAGATAACAAACAATCAACAAACAGATAACATTCTATTAACAAACTCTATATTAAAAGAAAGTAAGAATGAAAGAACAGAAGAAATTAAAGAAGATAAGAATACAGAAAAAGATATTACTAACGTAATATCCAAAAAGAAAAGTTATTACCCAGATGATGAATTACTTGATGAAGCATTTAACGAGTATGTGACAATGCGTAAGAGAATTAAAAAACCTATATGCACTGACAAGGCATTGCATAGGGCTATGAATACTCTTGAAAAGCTGTCGGGTGGAGATAATGACTTAGCCGTAAAAATTCTTAATCAGTCAGTAGACCATTGCTGGCAAGGACTGTTTGAATTGAAAGAAGATAATCCTAATAAGCAAGGCAAGAAAAATGTATTTGATGAATGGATGGAGGTAATGAAATGACAAGGGAACAGGTTGGAGAACTTCTAATGACGATACAGGCTTATTATCCCAACTACAATCCACCAGACAAGAAGATTACTCTTAATGCTTGGCATATAATGCTTGCTGAATATCCAGAAGAATTAGTTTTACAGGCATTAAGAGCTTGTATTGCAACTAATACTAGTGGTTTTGCGCCAGATATAGGGCAGATAATGAGTAAGATACACACAATATCACAACCGCAGGAACTTGACGGAATGACAGCTTGGGGATTGGTTAGCAAGGCATTACGGAATGGCACTTATGGGGCAGTTGAAGAATTTAACAAGCTACCACCACTTGTCAGACAGGCAGTTGGTATGCCAGATAACCTTAAAAACTGGGCGACATCAGATTATCAGACGATAGAAACAGTAATACAATCGAATTTCTTAAGAACTTACGAAACAGCTGTTAAGCGTGCGAATGAAATAAATCGTATGCCGGACAATATTAAATCACTTATCGAAAAGACGAATGCAAATTCGTATAAGGCTCAAATCGAGCAAAAATTCCAAAGAGATATAAATACATTACAAATTAAAGAAAATGCCCTTATCGGTCAAAATACAAACGCAGAAGAATATATTGAAGCACCTAAAGAAGTACAAGATAGAATTGACAGAATAAGAGGTTGATTTTTAGTGGAAACAACGCAAATTAGTCCACAGAAGAAATTATATAATTATCGCCGAAATAATGGATTGTGTCCTAAATGTGGCAAGCCACTTGATAGAAAAGGCTTTTATTGCGAAGAATGTAAAGAAAAGCATACAGCTTATCAAAGAGAAACTAGAGAATTATGTAGACAGCTTAGGATATGTCCGGAATGCCGTAAAAATAAGCTTGCAGGCGAAGAAAAGATATGCCTGGAATGTTTAGCTAAGAAAGCAGAATACAGAGCCAGTCACCCAATAAGTGATGATAAGCGAAGACAAAACAACGAAGCGTTTAAACGGTATTCAAGAAACTTATACGCTGAACGCAAGAAAACCGGCACATGTGTTAGATGTGGAAAGGCTAAAGCTGTTAAGGGTAAAGCGAAGTGTTTTGTATGTCAGAGCAAAGATAATGCTATCCACAGAAAAAGAATTGAAAATAGGCAGAATATAAAAGAATATCGCAAAGAAAATTACTTGTGCTATCGTTGTGGAGAACCTATTGACAGACCGCAAGGACAGTTGTGTCAGAAATGCTGGCAGACAGACTATGAAAGGGGTAAAAGCCTTAAGAATGATAATAGCAAGCATTTATGGCGGTATGATAATCAATTTTTAAGAAAGCGGTGA